TCGTAAATATCATAATCCAAACTTTACAGTTACATTTGATTGTGCAAGTCCTTTCTTAGCAACTGCAAATGGACAAGTTTATATTCAAACAGAAACAGAAGATAGATCTAAATGGGTGTATCGAATGGTGCCGAGTGTTGATGATAAGAAATATGCTACAGATTCTCGTTTATTTAAAGATGCAGTATTACAAGATGGTATATTTAAAAACTTTGAAGATTCTCCTATAACGGACGGATTAAAAGTTTCAGATATATGTTATTATAAGCCCGGGGACCTAAATAAGATAGGTAAAGAAGGAAAAACTAGTTGGGATTCATTTAGTTATGCAATTCAAATGGGGCATAACGTTTGGCATCATATTAATGCTGTACAAGAAGCAAATAGACAATATGACAATGGTGTAATTCCTAAAATGTTAGTTGAAGAAAAATTTGATAGGACTTATTTCAAAGATGTCGTTGAGGCAATATTTGCAACTAGTAACAAAGATGAAGCAAATGCAGTAATAGAAGAATATAATCGATTTTGGTTATCTATTATTGGTACTAGAGGTGCAACGGGTAAAAAGACTATTAACTCAAGTACATTTTATAAGAATCTTTTTTATGAAGGTGATGACATTAACAGTACTGAAGATGATTCTGATAATGAACCCGAGTTACAAGAAAGCAAGTTGGAGGAACTTGAAAATGAACAAGAGCAAGGAACAGAAGAGATTAGAGAACGAACACCGTTATCTACATAACAAAGTAGAACAAATGGAAAACGAACGTGAAGAAAACGCCTACAGAGGTTGGCAAACAAAAGAATTAATAAAAAGGCATAAAAAATTAAAACTTAAGGTCAAAGATCAAATAGAAAAATTGGCAAAATTCATGAAAAAATAATGCTTGACTTATTGCTGTTTTCTGTTATAATTATAGAATAGTAAAGGTATAAAAACACTTAGGCAAACAAAAGGACAAGACAATGAAGACATTTATGCTACTCTTAGCATTCACACTAACTGAACCAGATGGTACACAACGAGATGAAATTGTGAATGTTCTTTCACGACACTTCGATTCAAAACCCGAATGTACTGAATTTGTTCTTGATTGGGAGGAAACTATTAGGTCACGTGGATTAGATGCTGTACAAAATATGCTTAGAAAAGACTGGAAAGTTGAATTGACGCATATTGGTTGTGCAGAAAAACCCGACTTTAAAAAGATTACTTCTGTAGATCATCAAGTACAAGAAGATCCTGAAATGGGAAGATAATGGAACGTATATATACAAGCGGTACAAAAACAGATGTAACATATTTTACTGGGTTTGAAGTAGAAAAAACTCCAGCATATGATATGGATACATTATTTGTAGTTGGTCCTCAACCCGTAGACGAAATTATTGATCAGGCTGAGCATTTCGGTTCTCAACACATTTATTTGGGTGCGAACCAAAGTTTTCATATAGATCTTATGCAACGACATCCGGGAGAAGTAGAGTTGTGGAATAAGATTATAAATCCTTTACTAGAAAAAAATTATTGGGTAACCTTAGATTATGATATTAAATATCATGAATGGGTACTTGATAATGATTGGAATTCAGAAGATAAATTTATTTCACAGATTAGCATAAAATTACCAGATATTCATCATTTAAATTATAATGCTTGTATTAAACTCGATGATACAGACTTTAATCATAGCAATCCTGGTGTTTGGATACACCAAGTACATGATTTGATGGATCGTAAAAAATTTACAGGTTGGGATTCGTACTCAAAAGACGAACCTGTAAAGGTTGACACAGAAACAAAAAGGTAGTATACTATGAGTACAATGGACACAATAGGCAAAGAAAAAATTATGCGAACATCAAAACGTATGATCTGGGTTACATTCCGCAAAGAAGGGATACATAAGTATCCGGCGGCACTTGATGATCCAAAATTAGCAACGGGAGATAAGTTTGATGTATCCTTTTTAGGATATCCACACAGACATATTTTTCATTTTAAAATAGCAATTACAGTATTCCATGATGATCGGGATATTGAATTTATACAATTTAAAAGATGGTTGGAGGAACTATATGAAGGGGAACTAGATGTAGACTACAAATCTTGTGAGATGATGGCGGACGACTTATATGAAAAAGTAGCTGACCGTTATCCAGGTAGAGAAGTACACATTGACATTTCTGAAGATGGTGAAAATGGTTGCCATGTTCAATATGCACATAGCTAAATGAAGGAGAACACATTGTGGGCTATTTTGCGAATCGACCCGACGTAGTACAGATCTTTGATGATCTAGATAAGTTAAGAGACTTTTGTCGCTTTGAAGGATATAAGTTCGACGAACGCGATTTATATAACAAAAAGTCAAGAGTTTGGCAGGCATTTTTAGATCCTGAAAAAGCTCGAAGAGAAAGAGCGGCTAGAAGCCGTCAACGAAGGAATAAACATAACCATAGGAAATCATAAGCATGACAATTTTTATAGTAGATATTGAAGCAGTTGATACACGTTATACAAAACAATGGAAAGAACATCTTCCAGTACAACTTCAAAATTCTACTGGTGCAAATGATATTACTGTGGAAGTTATTTCCGGTGGAGAGACCCCTCAGGCTACAACGCCTGGGGCCTTTCTTAATTTTGGTGGGACTAATGTTTATAAAAGTAAACAATTAGAAACAATAGGCGAAATGTTTTGTGCAGGAAAAGTTAAAGATAATGATTATTTCCTTTATACTGATGCTTGGAATCCTACAGTTATACAACTGCGTTATATGGCAGAACTATTAGGTATTAATATTCGCATTGGTGGTCTTTGGCATGCGGGTAGTTATGACCCGGCAGACTTTTTAGGCAGATTGATTGGCGATAGACCTTGGGTTAGACATGCTGAAAAAAGTATGTATGAATGTTATAACGATAACTTTTTTGCTACAGATTTTCATATCGATATGTTTTTAAATACATTTCATGATGTTGATAAAACAAAAACACATCGTGTAGGTTGGCCTATGGAATATCTAGCACATAGTTTAGATAGTTATAAAAATATGCCTAAAGAAAATTTAATTCTTTTTCCACATAGAATCGCACCAGAAAAGCAACCAGATATATTTAGAGAATTAAAAACAGAATTACCTGATTATGAATTCATTGTATGTCAAGATCAACAACTTACAAAAAATGAATATCACAACTTGTTAGGTCGTGCTAAAATTGTGTTTAGTGCTAACTTACAAGAAACATTAGGTATTAGTTGGTATGAAGGTGCATTGGTTGATACAATTCCAATGGTTCCAGATCGATTAAGTTATAAAGAAATGGGACTACCAGCATTTAAATATCCATCAGAATGGACTACAACATTTAAATCTTATACGCACCATAAAGCAGAAGTTAGAGAAAGAATTATTGACTATATTGAAAATTACGATAAGTATCTTCCTTTAATACAAAAGCAGGTTGCTAAATTGAAAACAGATTATTTTAGCGGTAAAAAACTTTATAAGGAAATATGTAATGACAATTGATACAAAAATCTTACCAAAAACACCTATTAACATATCATATGATACTAAGCCTTCCATAGCTTCAATTGATAACGAGTATACTATTTCATTTGATAGTACTACAATGGTTGATAATCCATCTAGTACTGTTACATATAATAATAGTTCACCTATTAGTATAAACTTAAATGATGATCCATTAGGTACTGAATGGACTAGAAAGATGTTTGATTGGCCATCGGAAGTAGTTATTAAAGATATGATTACTAAGTACCCTGGTCTTAAAGTACAATATGAAAAATTTATGACTGTATATAACTTAGTTAAAGATGATTACACATATGAAGGCGACGAATGATTAAGTGGTTTAAAAATAGAAAAAGAATTATATACGACCGTAATCATAAAAAAGACTATTTGATTCGGTATTACTTGTTCTTGAAAGATCGAAAGAAGTTCCCGTTTAATGTAACATTACATAAAATTTTAAAAAGTGATGTAGACGATTTACATGATCATCCATGGAATTATTCTACATTAATTTTAAAAGGTGGATATTACGAACATACACCTGAAGGTAAATTTTGGCGTGGTCCAGGACACTTTCGTAGATCTAAAGCAACTGATTTACACCGTCTTGAATTACAACGAGATAAAGACGGAAATGAAATTCCGTGTTGGTCATTGTTTATTATGGGCAAACAGCAACGAGAATGGGGATTCATAAAAGCAATAAAAGGTAGATATACTTGGATACATAATGACAAGTACTTAAAGGAAAAATACGACTTATGATTGTAAATAAATATATAAACGACCAAGTTACAGTATATGATGATGTATTTTCTATTGAAAAAATTAGAGAACTAGAAGTAGAAAATTCAAGTTTACTTTTTAGTTTTGGAGCATATGATAATAAAGAAAATCCTGTTCCAACAGGACTGGCTTGTGAAGGAATAACACATACAGAAACTTTTAAATTGTTATGGAAGTTTTGTGAAGAACATTGTCCAGAACTTAACGGACTAGCTCTTTTTAAATCTTCTTGCAATATCTTTGCACCTAGCGAAAACGCATACTATCATATTGATGATAGTGACCCAAAAGCAATGACACTATTATTTTATCCACAAACTTTTTGGGATATTAATGAAGGAGGTGAAACTAAAATTTTAATAGATCCTAAAAAGATTATTCATAGTATAGCACCGATTCCAGGACGTATTATGACGTTCCCAGGTACAATGTCGCATACAGCAACAGGGTTACGAGGTAGACAACGTTTTACACCTACATTAAAGTTTGTGTCACAAGAGGTGATGAACAAGCGAAGAGACGAGTGGCTTAAAACACCTTTAAAATATCCAGGTAATGGAATAGAAGGTCGTACACCAAACGATAAAATAAAGATTGTAAAATGCAAGAAACAAGAACCTAAAAATAGATTAGAACAAATGGCATCATTAACTCATGATCCAATTGCTCATTGTTAAGGATTATAAATGATTAAAAAACATTACTACAGTTGGACTAACATAGAAAATATGTGCAAACAAATTGTGCTTGGTATGTACAAAGATAAATGGATACCTGATTACATTGTAGGTATTACAAGAGGTGGAAACATACCTGCGGCTATATTAAGTAATATGTTAGATATTAGATGCGAATCATTAAAAGTTGCATTACGTGATCATAAAAGAAAAAATGAATCTAATACATGGATGGCTGAAGATGCTGTTGCAAAAAGAAAAAATATTTTAGTAGTAGACGACATTAATGATACAGGTGCTACATTTAAATGGATTAAACATGATTGGTGTATTAATGATAATATGGACAATGTTCGCTTTGCAGTTTTAACTGAAAATTTATCAAGTGAGTTTGAGGAAGTTAAGTATTGGGCTCATGAAGTAAACAAAGCTGAAGAAGATGTATGGTTAGTATATCCATGGGAGAATGTTGGAAGTTATAAAGATGACTAATGTTGTACAATTTACTAAAAAGAAAGAAGTTTTCGTTTTAAAGTTTAAAACAAGTGATGTGATTTCATTTACTAAAGATGATTCACATAATGATATAATGTTAGAAGTACAACAAAATAAAGGTACTGCATGGGTACCAGCACTTAATCGTAATGAAGCCCGTAAACGATTACATTCAATGATGAGTGTACTTGAGTGGGAAGAGGAGTAACAATGGAATTAACTGAAACGCCGTGGTATAAATCTGGAGAAGTTGTAATTGATACACGACACTTTATTGTATATAAAGACAAATATCCTGTTACTGAAGGCCATGTCCTTATCGTGCCTAAGACACGTGACTGGCCAGGATTAGAAAAGGCTTACAAGGCCGCTTACCAATGGGGATATGATTGGGTAGAAAGAGGTTATTGTGATGCTTTTAATATTGGTCAGAATTGTGGAGAAGCCGCTGGACAAACAATTGACTATCCGCACATTCATTTAATTCCTAGACGTAAATCAGATATGAAAGACCCAACAGGTGGTGTACGCCATGCTATTCCAGAAAAAGGCAATTATAAGAAACACGAACCAGACCCCCAACAAATGAGGTTGTTTGAATGAGAATTGCCGCACTAGGTTGTAGTCATACTTGTGGATATCATATAGCTAATATGCCTGCTGATGATAATACACCATTAAATTATGAAACTTGGCCATTCTCAGGTAGATGGAATGATAACAACTGGGCTGAATATTATATTAATAGTAAAGACGCTGACGGTGTTATATTTGCAAACCCTTCTAACGGTTGGTGGGAATATAGCGAGTGGTTAACTTTCCTTTTTAGAAAATATGATGATATTAAAGAAGTTATAGTACAAAACACATACTGGAATCGTTTTAGAGTTACTTGGGTAGAACCACCGGACTATGAGAACATTATTCAATTAGAAGATTTATTTTTTAAAGAAACAACAAAAGGAAAGATCGATTGTTGGAGTAAACACATGTCAAAACAAGAACGTAACTTATCATTGTTTAAAGCATTTGATATGCCGTTACAAGTCCATGCAATTGATATGCAAAAGAAACCAGAATTAGAAATAGAAACGAAACCATCCTTTCATTGGAAGACTCCGGACTTAAGAGATACTTCATATATGCAAGTAAAAACTTGGATGGAAATTTACAGTTTAAAGAACCAACGAGAATGGTTTAAAGAAATGTATATTTTACAAACTCTTTGTAAAGAATACGGAGCCGAACTAAAGCTGTTCGGACTAAATGACTTAACTTGGATACCACCTCAAATGAACGACTTTTATACATTTGATACTATGCAAGTTGCAAAAGATTCTGTAAACGATTGGTTTTTACAGAATAAACAGATTGATGTTTCGAAGCATACCAAGGATGGTGAACATTTAAATGAAGAAATTCACCGCATGATTGCTTTAGAATATCTACCATCGCAATTTAAAAAAGGAGAAGTATAATGCGAGATAAACTCTTAAACGCCTTTAAGGCGCAAATGGAGGGTAATATTGCCAAGTCAGTAGCGAATGTTGAGGTATTACTTACCAATCCTACTGGAGTAGGAGACCATCCGGATGTAATCGGTACTATTGGTACTGAGATGGAAAACATTGCCAAGTATAATGATATGCTAGAAATGGCTAACAAACATTTTTAAAGTACTTGACAATAACCTAAATATACAGTATAATAGTATATTAATTAATGGCAATCCACTGCCTTAACATCGGAGAACAGATTTGGAAAAGATAAGTGATATAATAAGACAACGTCTAGTAAAAGCAGGTGAACGGTTTCATTCCAACGATAACATTAGTAAGTTTGTACACGAAGGAGAAATAGCTTTACTGCAAGATGAAGTCGCAGAGGCATTTCGTGATGTATTAGACGCACTAGTAATTGATACTGAACACGATCATAATACCAACGATACTGCTAGACGAGTAGCAAAGATGTATGTCAGAGAAATATTTTCTGGCAGATTTAAACCTAGACCTGCTATTACTAGTTTTCCAAATATGGGTTACAAATCACTGTACACGAGTGGGCCTATAAGTATTAGGTCCACTTGTGCCCACCATTTTCAGAATATTGTAGGTAATGCATGGATAGGTATTGTACCTGAAGAAGAAGTTATTGGTCTTAGTAAGTTTAATAGACTAGTACACCATATTGCAGAACGCCCACAAATACAAGAAGAAATGACGACTGAGATTGCAAACGAATTAGTTAGGTTTGCAAAAACACCTAATGTAGCAGTAGTAGTAAAAGCAGAACATCATTGCATGACACAACGTGGAGTTAAAGAACACGAGAGTGATATGACTACTGCTATTATGCTTGGTGCATTTAGCGAAGATCCAGCACTAAAACAAGAATTTTATGACATCTGTTTAAGCATGAAAGGACATTCAAAATGAGTGTATCACCTGTCAGAGAGTTTTGGGATCGTAAAGTGGACAAAGCAATACAAATGTTTGAGTATGGGGCTTGGACAGAAGAAAAGTTTTTGGACGAGATGTCCAGATTAGGCTACGATAAGGCTGTTATAAGGGAGAAGATATATGAAGGCTAGAGTATGCGAATCATTCTATAGTGTACAAGGCGAGGGTAGATTTGTTGGTGTACCGTCGGTATTTTTACGTATGTTTGGTTGTAATTTTAAATGCCGTGGTTTTGGTATGCCACGTGGTGAATTGGCGAATGACTATGATCTAATTGCTAAGGACCACCAGGAAAACCCGGATAAGTACAAAGTATTGAAAGATTTGCCATTAGTGCATACAGGTTGTGATAGTTATGCATCATGGGATCCTAGATTTAAGAAGTTTACTACGGATTATCAACTAGATGAGCTAGTTGAAGAATTACTTTCTCTTACACCAGAAGGCAAATGGACTTGCGATAATGGGCAAGATATCCACCTAGTAATAACAGGGGGTGAACCATTGCTTGGTTGGCAAAGGATGTACATCGAGCTATTTGAACATCCTCGAATGGAGGATTTAAAAAATGTTACATTTGAAACGAACACAACGCAAGAACTTAGAGATGATTTCAAAGACTACATCTCAACTAAAGCTAGATTTCATACAACTTGGTCTTGCTCTCCGAAACTTAGTGTCAGTGGCGAGCTATGGAGTGATGCTATCAAGCCTGAAATTGCTAATTCATATTATACTGTACCCAATACTCACTTGTATCTTAAATTTGTGGTTGCTGATAAAGTCGACGTCGACGAAGTTGAAAAAGCGGTTGCCGAGTATAGAGATGCTAAAGTGGAATGTCCAGTATACTGTATGGCGGTGGGTGGATGCTATGAAGAGTATCAAGAAAACGCCAAAACCGTTGCCACCCTTGCCATGGGGAGGGGATGGAGGTATACCCCGAGACTACACGTCGACATCTTCGGAAACAGTTGGGGAACCTAAACTTAAGACAGAAATTGAGCTTAATAAACTTAGAGAATCAGGAATATAACTATGTTAGATAAACTAAAAAACTTAATGTCCAAAACAACAAATAAACCTAAAGAAAAATCAAGGCTTGAGTTGTTAATGGCTGAAAAGAAAGCGGCTCAAAAAGCTAAGAAGCCTTGGGTAGCAGTTTTAGATACTCATGTAAATGAAAAAGATATTAAAAATGGATTCTTTGAACTTGATTGGAACAATGAATTTATTGAACAACTATTAGATGCCGGATACACGGGTGAAACAAACGAACAAATTGTTGACGGCTGGTTTAAAGATGTTGCAAGAAATATTCTTAAAGATCAAGGTCAAGATACATCACGAGGTGCTGGATATATTAATGTAGGCAATGTTAATAAAGACGGTAAAAGTGAAGTATCTTAATAAATATAAATGAAGTCTAAGAAACTAGAAGATCTACAAGAAAATGGCTTATGGTTAGTTATGCACCCTGTACAACGTATGGGCTGGGAAGCTGATCAAATGTTTCCTTGGTTAGGTGCAGAAATGGTACGTATGAGTCAACGTATAAACTACTACTTAAGACCTTGTCATCATAAGTTTATTGTTATAAATGACGATGATGATACTATATCTACATTTTCAAATTATCCTCATATGAAAACACTATCGAAATTAAACCGTTATTGTATTAAGAACGATATTACAAAACTAATATATACAGGATTTCATTATGGTGTATGTTTATTAAGTGAAAAAGAAGTAGGCATGGAAGCTATAAAAATCCACAATAGAAGTAGTCATAGAACTTGGCATCCATATGAGATGTTTGTTAAACGTGAGTTAACTATGATAGGGCCAGGTGCTGACGAAGATAGTTGGAGTAGTGCTGACTATGAAACGGAAAAGTTTGCTCAAATTATTTAGGTTGACAAACAATAATAAATGCGTTATACTATTAAAAAATAAAGATAAGGTGAAATATACACAATGAAATATGTTCTAGTTGATACAGCAAATACATTCTTTAGAGCTCGTCATGTAGTACGTGGCGATCTTGATATGAAAGTAGGAATGGCTTTTCATATAACCTTTAATAGTCTAAAAAAAGCATGGAACAACTTTGATGCGGATCATATTGTATTTTGCTTAGAAGGCCGTAGTTGGCGCAAGGACGTCTACGCTCCTTATAAACGAAATAGACAAGCGGCTCGTGATGCTTTAACAGAAGCACAACAAGAAGAAGAAAAAGTTTTCTGGGAAACATTTGATAGTTTTAAAGACTTTATTATAGAAAAAACTAATTGTACAGTCTTGCAACATGACGAATTAGAAGCAGATGATCTAATTGCAGGTTGGGTACAACATCATCCAGATGATAATCATGTAATTATATCAACTGATGGTGATTTTGCACAACTAATATCACCTAAGGTAATTCAGTATAACGGAGTTTCTAATACAACTATTACACATGAAGGATACTTTGATGATAAAGGTAAAAAGATTATAGATAAAAAGACTAAACAAGAAAAACTTGCACCTAACCCAGAATGGTTATTGTTTGAAAAATGCATGAGAGGTGATACAAGTGATAATGTGTTTAGTGCTTATCCCGGGGTAAGAGTTAAAGGTACACGTAACAAAGTAGGCTTAACAGAAGCATTTAACGATAAAGACACAAAAGGCTACAACTGGAATAACTTAATGCTACAAAGATGGGCCGATCACGAAGGTGTAGAACATCGAGTATTAGACGATTATAATCGTAATGTAGAACTATGTGACTTATCTGCACAACCACAAAATATTAAAGACAAGATCTTTAATACGATTATAGAAAATGCACAACCCAAAAATATACCGCAAGTGGGATTGCGGCTAATGAAATTCTGTGCAATATACGATATGCAAAGAATAACTGATAATGCTCAGGCTTATGCTGAGCCATTACAAGCAAGGTATCCTGTATGACTAACATAAAAGCAAAAGAAATATTAAAAAATAAGTTTTGGATAATTGAAGATGCAAATCAAGGAAACAAGATTGGTACATTATCCAAAGACGAGAATAACCATTATATGTATTATTGTCAGCGACCATGTGAAGGAGTAGGTTGCAGGACAAGAACTGAATATTACAGTTGTTTAAAAGATCTTAAAAAAGGTATTGGTGGAGAAATTCTTTGGAGTAATGCTACTATAAGTGATGCTAATAAAACAGTTTCAAAAGAAATTTATGGACTAGTTACTAGTACTGTTCCTTATAATGCAATGTACGATCTAAAAAGAAAATTTGCACTATTTACAAAAAGTAAAAAATCTAAGAGCTTGTATTGTGCAGGATACTTTATAATTCATTTTGAAAAAGGTTGGGTTAAAAGTTTATGTCCAAAACAAGTTACTTTAGAAAAATACGAATATCGCGGACCTTTTAAAACTGGATTAGAAATGCGTCAGGAGTTAAGCCGTGCAAACCGTTAAACCATTAAACACTATTCCTTTACAACAATTTATTGATAAGGTAAAAATTGCTGATAATTCTAAAGCAATTGAAGTAAAGATAGAATTAAAAGAAGCTAAGAACCTCGCTTTCACATTAGCAAGTGTAATGTCTAGATTACACGGAGACTTAGAAAAGCTAGTAGATCAATCTAATAAAACCGAAGAAGTTGTAAATATTACAATGGATGGTGGTAATAGCTGGAAATAAGCTGGAAATAAGCTAATATACTCATAAATAAACTGCGTATATAACTGTTATTTTTAGATAAATAATAGTAGTATATAACAGGATAAAGATATGAGTAGACCTAAACCCGAAATAATTTTAGAGCATGTTAATAAAAAAACATACCGCTCAGAACAAGTATTAAATGCAGAAGCCATCTGGGCTGTATTTTATACTAACAAACCATTTAATTTAAAATCATCAAATGTGCTAACAAACTATCCTGGGCCAAAATATAAAAAGGTTAGTTTTAGTAACCCAGGCCATGCACATAATCTTGCTAAAAAACTAAACGATCTTTTTAATACTAAAGACTTTACAGTTGTAAAATTAATAACTGGTGAAGTAGTAACAGAAAAATGAACTTAAAAGAAACCTACACTAAGGTGTTCTTAAAACAAGCCAACATATCAATTAATGAAAATACATTAAAAGAGTATATGCCATTATGGTGGCAGAATACTCGATCCAAAATATCAGGTGGATTACGATTAACAGAAGACGGATTTAATTTTTTATCCGAAACTTTAGAGTTATCTAATTATAATGTTCCGTTTCCTAAGGATTTTAAAGTTACGACTCAAGTTGTAATCTTCTTAGACAAGTTTATTGACTGTCCTTACTACCTTACTAACCAAGGTATTATAGTACTGAACGAAAAGAAGGCACTCGAACTGCATCTTTTCTCCGGAGATTTAAGGAAATACGGACTTACTAAAGCTCTAAATCGGGCAAATAGCTCACTAAGTCCTTGATATTACTACACTTTTTTTCGCACTTTTTTTCATCTTTTTTGCAGATTCTGGTTGACCTTTGACGATTATGAACGTATAATAGTATATAACAATAAGGCACTGAACATTAAAAGGCAAACAAGGAGTACAAAATGGAAAATCTAGCAGTAAGACAAGTAAGTCCGAATAGTGCAAAAGCAAGTATTATTCGAGCATTTAAAAAGAAACGTCCAATCTTTATTTGGGGTCCCCCAGGCATTGGAAAATCAGACATAGTTAGGCAAATTGGTGATAGCATAGAAGCCCATGTTATTGACATACGTCTAAGTTTATGGGAACCTACAGATATTAAAGGTATTCCATATTTTGATTCTAAACAAGGTACAATGGTTTGGGCACCACCAAGCGAATTGCCAGATGAGAAAATGGCGAAAAAGCATAAACAGATTATTGTGTTTTTGGATGAAATGAATTCAGCACCACCGGCAGTACAAGCCGCGGCTTACCAATTAATTCTTAATCGTAAGGTTGGTACTTATACACTTCCAGATAACGTTTTGATTGTTGCCGCAGGTAACAGAGAAGCTGATAAAGGTGTTACTTATAGAATGCCTGCTCCGTTAGCCAACCGTTTTGTTCACTTAGAAATTAAAGTGGATTTTGATGATTGGTTTGAGTGGGCTGTTAAGAACAATCAGCATCAAGATGTTGTTGGTTATTTGACATTTAGCAAGAAGGACTTATACGATTTTGATCCAAAATCACCGAGTCGTTCATTTGCTACACCCCGTTCATGGTCGTTTGTTTCCGAACTTTTGGAAGATGATGACGATGAAAATACCACTACAGATTTAGTTAGTGGTGCAGTCGGCGAAGGACTTGCCGTTAAGTTTATGGCTCATAGACGAGTGGCCGCAGACCTTCCTAATCCTAGCGATATACTTACTGCTAAGGTTAAGAAGTTAGAGACTAAAGAAATCAGTGCCATGTATTCCTTAACAGTCTCTTTGTGCTACGAGCTTAAAGAAGCAAGTGATAAGAACGATAAGAAGTTTGATGATAAAGTTAATAACTTCTTAAGGTTCGCAATGGACAATTTTGATACTGAATTAGTAGTTATGGGTATTAAATTGGCTCTTACACAATATCAACTTCCAATCGATCCAGATGAAGTTGATTGCTTTGATGAGTTCCATGAACGTTTTGGCAAATATATTAAAGCCGCACAAGGCGAGGCGTCGGCCTAATAGGCGCTATTTGGAGGGGGATAATCCCCTTCCAGATTTCGGTTGACAATGAACATTAAATATAGTATAATATACATATAATAAGAAATTGAGGAATGGCACAAATGACTACAGAAATTTTAGAAAAACCAAAAACAGAAGAAGTTAAACTTTCACCAGAAGAATTAAAAGATCTTCGAGCTGAAGTTTTGGACAAAATTATTGTTGCACGAATTGGACTACTTTTAAGACATCCATTTTTTGGTAATATGGCTACAAGACTTATTATTAAAGAATGTGATGATTGGTGTCCTACTGCCGCAACTGACGGTAGACATTTATTTTATAACTCACAGTTTTTCGCTAAAATGACAAACAAAGAAATTGAGTTTGTTATTGCTCATGAAATTCTTCATTGTGTTTTTGATCATATGACAAGACGTGAAGATAGAGATCCTCAAATCCATAATATTGCATCAGATTATATTGTTAACAATACTCTAGTTAGAGATGCTATTGGTAGCAAACCTAAAGAGATTCCAATTTTCCAAGATTTTAAATATGAAGGTTGGACTAGTGAAGCAGTTTATGATGAGCTTTTCAAAAAATATGATGAAGAAGACCTTGAAAAATTAGGTAAATTACTTGACGAGCATATTGATTGGGATAAAGATAGTCAAGACGGCAATAGTAAAAAAGACAAAAAACAAGGTAAAAAAGGTAGTGCTCCAAGCTATTCTAAAGATGAGCTTCGTAAGATACGTGACGAAGTAAAAGAAAGTATGCTAGGGGCGGCACAGGCGGCTGGTGCAGGTAACATTCCAAAAGAAGTTGAAAGATTTATTAAGGAACTTACTGAACCTAAAATGAATTGGAGAGAGCTACTACGCCAGCAAATCCAAAGTACTATCAGAAATGATTACTCTTTCCAACGTCCGTCACGTAAAGGATGGCATACTGGAGCAATTCTTCCAGGTATGAACTTTGATACAACTATTGATATTTGTATTGGAATTGATATGAGTGGATCAATTGGTAATAAACAAGCTGAAATATTCTTAAGCGAAGTACAAGGGATTATGCAAGAATATCAAGATTACAAAATTAAGTTATGGTGCTTTGATACTAAGGTATATAACGAACAAGATTTTACTGCTGACAATGGTCAAGAACTAGAAGACTATCAGATCATAGGTGGCGGTGGAACAGACTTCATGGCAAACTGGAAATATATGGAGGAAGAAGGGATTAATCCAAAACGTTTTATAATGTTTACTGATGGTTATCCCTGGGAAAAATGGGGTGATGAAAATTACTGTGAAACAGTTTTTATTATTCACGGGCATCACGATAAAAATTTAAAAGCACCGTTTGGTGTAACAGCACATTACGAAGAATAAACGGCGTAACTGAGGAGATTATGTTAACAAAAACAGGTATACCTAACGCCTTAAACTACTTCGGTATTAGAGAATTATCAGTGGCCCCACCACATTTTGAGTACATAACTTTAAAGCAAAACTACAATTTGGAAGACGCTATTCGAAAGTGGATTCTAAAGAACTTAAAAAGTAGATTTTTTATTGGTAAAAAGATAGATTTGGACAAAGAGAATACTATTACATCAATGGTCCACTTGGGATTTGAAGATCCAAAAGAGCTTTCTTATTTCATGTTGGCGTGTCCACTTTTAAAATACTAATAAATAATGTACGTATATAACTATATAGATACTAAAAAGGAGAACATATATGTCAGACGGAAAACAAGCAATGGCACCAGAAGGTACTGATGCAACGCCACCTCAAAAGGCACCATCAGCACCAGGACCTGCCAGCGTTCCAAACACTTCAGCGGCACCAGGACCCGACGGGGCTCCAACAGGTAATCCTGAACTTACTGTTCAAGATCTAGGTGTGTTGAAGACTATCATTGAAGTTGCTCAGACTCGTGGAGCATTTAAGCCGAACGAAATGGAAGCAATTGGAAAAACGTATACTAAACTAGATACATTTCTAACTAGTATTCAAAATCAACAAGTAGCGGCACAAGGTGATGCACCTGTAAATCCTGTTCCAGCTACACCAGGAGAATAAATTATGGCTGACTTAAAACATATTGGTCGCATAAAAGATACAAAACGTAAGGTTGCGGTAGTATTCCGTACTTTACCTGACGAGCCAGAGTCATGTTTGGTTTGTCCAACAGAGACTTTAAGAGACGAAGATCATGATCTCTTAATTAAATTAATTGAAAGCAATGCCGGACAGAATGCTGAAGAATTAGCAGATGCTATGCAACGTACACCACTAGGTGATGGTAGCATTATGTTAGCACGTTTTCATACAGGCGGATTCTTAACTAAAGTTAGTACTTCTAACATTGAGATGACACCTAATACAACTACTACACTATCACTAAATGAGTTAAACGAAACGATTGCTCAGCAAAAAGGTGTACAAGTTAAAGACTTAGCAGTAGGTGGATCATCAGTAGAAGAAGTAGGATCTGTTACAGATCAAAGCACAGCACCAGCACCTAAAATGGCTACTAATGACGATGCTACATCTACTAAAGAACAAGCATTATCTGATGAAGATTTAGCTAATAAGATGCGTAAAGACGCTGACTCTCTGTTTAAAGAAGCAACTGAGCTACGTAAACAAGCAGATAAGTTGAGCCCTAGCAAAAAGGCCGGCTCGCGTGGTAAGGCCTAAGAAGAGGCTACCACAAGAAGTTATTAATAAGTGGCCAGAGGTTTTTAAAGACCTTGATATTAAAGCTATCCCGATTGAATATCTGCATTCTGTCAGAGTTAAATTCGGGAATGGCAAGGTATGGGATGTACTTATTAAAGATAGACAGAATCCTAATCCTGTAGGATATCTTGAAAAGATACTGAAAGATTTGTTTTCAACCTACGATGCTACTATCAAACACGTTGATTTTAGAGTAGATGTAGAACAAGTTAAAAAAGACATACAAAAACGTACAAGTAAGTTCTTAAAGAAGAATAAATAAAATTGTATTCAGGATAAATACATATAAGATATCCAGGAGTTAAAAAGAATGGCTTTAAGACTAAGAAGAGGTACAAACAGCGAACGAGGCTTAATTACGCCTGCTGACGGTGAATTAGTCTATACTACAGATACTAAAAGACTGTATATAGGTGATGGAACTACTGTAGGTGGTAATCCAGTTGATACTGCTGGTACGGCTTTTGGTTCTAACGTTGATCTAAATAATTACGACTTAACAGGTACTGGTAATATTAATATTACTGGTAGTATTACAGCAACAGGCAATATTACAGCAGATGGAAATTTAACATTAGGCGGCAACCTTATTATAGGTGATGCACCTAGCGATACTGTTAGTTTTTTAGCTAAAGTAGAAAGCCATGTTCTTCCTGATGTTGACGGTGCAAGAAATCTTGGATCTAGCACTAACAAATTTAATCAAATTTGGGCTAATACTGTTCATGTTACTGATGATATAATTTCCCCAAGTGTTAATGCAAATATTGTCGGAGACGATAGTACAGTTTTACTTAATAGAGCAACTGGAGCCTTAAATGCTACAGGTATTCTTAAAGGTGATGTTAAAGCCGTTGATGATAGCTATTTTTATAATGCAACATCAAAAGCCGTTGTTGCTGGACAAGGTACATTTAGTGGAGTAGTACAAGCTAGTAGTTTCGTAGGAAGTATAGTAGGCGATGTTCAAGGTACTGTATTTGGTGATGACTCAACTGTATTAGTAGACGGAATTAACGGAACACTTAGTAACGGAACACTTACATTTAGTGAAGGCGTTCTTGATATTACATCACAAGCAGGAATTGGTAGATATTTAACTATTGGTAAAGATACTGATATAGAAACTCAAGGACTTATTTTTAAAGCAGGTTCGGCGGCAGGTAAATTTCTTCAAGTAGAAAGTTTATCAACTGGAACACAATCTACAGGTATAGTTTACAAAGTTTCAAGAGGCGACCTAGCAACTAAAACAGCTTTACAGGCAGGCGACGAGCTAACATCAATTAAAGTACACGGACACGACGGCACTAACGAAGACACAGTATCAAGTCTAGTTCAATTTTCTGTTGAAGATGGTGCAACAGTTTCAAACGGTGCAGTACCAGGTAAGATTTTCATTATATCAACACCAGACAATGGTGGAACTTGGGCTGGTATATCAGTTGACAGTGGTGGAAGACTTTGTGTTGGTGGAACACTAGTTGCAAACTCTGATACAAACTTAGACGTTACAGGTAATGCACAAGTAACTGGTTATATGAAAATTGGTAACTTAACTACAGTTGAAAGAGATGCATTAACACCAACAGATGGTATGATAATCTACAATACTACTGATTCTAAATTCCAAGGACGCACTGGCGTGGCTTGGGTCGACTTACATTAAGCTATATAACGATCAGGTACAGTATCTAATAATGGTAACCCATTATTAATATGTGCATCACGTAAGATGATTTGATGTAAAAAGTTACTTACAGGTTTTCCCGGAACAAAATAAGCATAAGGTCCACATTTTAATTGTTCCATATCAATAGTTCTAGCATCACACCATTGAATAATTCTATGAACAAGACCGTTAATCTTAACCATATAATGATATAAATTATCGTCTCCTGGTATTTTCTCCCAAGTCCATCCTTTTTTATCAGCAATACTTTTTATAAGTTTTACGTGATCACTTAAAAAGAATCTAGGTTCATCTGGAGTTCTACCTATATCTGAACCAGCTCTAATTCTATATTCAGTTCTTGGGTGATTTTTTAGACCCATAGCTTGTATTTCTTCCATTACATCGTCTACTTGGTCTATATGTTCTACTGTATAAAATATTTTCTCTACACACATACCTTCTTCATTACAAATATCTATACCAGCTACTTGCTTTCCATGTACTACTTTACCTTGATAAGACTCATGGTTTAAACTTAGAACAGCCATTTTAAGGCCAGCGTCTACAAGTGACTTAACATAATTTCTTTTGGAAAGTTTAACACCATTAGTCATAATACAAACATCATTTCCTCTGTCTGTAATAGCTTTAATTAATTCAGGTAAATCTTTACGTACTGTACATTCAGCACCTGAAAGGAATACAGTATCCATAGTAGATCGTGTTTGCTCCGTTATCATTTTAAAGATATGGTCAAAAGATTTATCTATTATTTTATTATCGGGTTGTAGATAACAATGAGGACATTCTAAATTACAACGATCAGTTACTTCAAATAAAATACAATTTTCATAATTACTATCATGATCTTCATCTATAGTATTCTTTCCAGTAGTAACTCTATTATATATTAAACTATTGTAAAATTCAACATCCTTTTCAATACATTCTTCCATATGACCATGTTCGGGACACGTTTTAATAAGATAAACTCCATTATCTTTAGTAACACGGTCAGCTGGTATGTGTCTATAACACGTATGACATAAACTTAATGTTTCTCGATCTTTCATTTAATTACCCTAGTAGCTATATTTATCATCATCATAATAATCCATATGTCCCCTAGACATATTTGAACAATCAATTCTAACTTTCAATTCGACCCTTTGTCTATCTTGTAGAATCGGGTCGATATCTAAAACTAATAAACACTTTTTACAAACGGCATCCATCTTGTTCCATTTCATATTTACTGCAATTGCAGGCAATAAATTAATCCCTTGATGGTGTCTTCCGTCTTGTCCATCGTGTTCAATTGGTACATCTACTCGACCTTGGCACGATGGACAATAAATCATTAAGGTATCTTTCTTCTTTTGCTCTTGTGCTTCTGCTACATCTGATGGGTGTGCGAAATGTCCCTCAAGCATAATTTCTCCTTAGTGAGTTTCGGTTAATAGTTCGTAAACTTCTGAGCCTCCTAAATAAGCAAAATAAATTGACCCAATTATAAACAGGTATTTACTGCATTGAAATATTGTATCTGTGGGAACTTTATCCATACTCTTTCGCATTATAATAAAAAGACCTATTAAACCAGCAACACCAAGTCCACCACCTAAAAGTATCTCAAAGCCTGAGTCTACACTAGATGAAATAAGTGCCACATAGAATAATACAATCTCAAAACCTTCACGTAGTATAGCAATAAAAACGGCAAAAGACAATGCCAAACTTGCTCCAAGCGTTATTTCTTTGTCTAATGGTTTGAGTTTCGACTGTATATCCTCTTGAAAGTGATTCTTGGCCCCGTGGCACCATATTGACAGATATGCCAATACACCCGCCGCGGTGAGCATTGTGACTCCTTCAAACCATTCTTCGTGTTCGTGTGTTAGTCCAGCAATGTATTTGAATCCCATTGCAATGACTATTGATAGTGCGATACCACTTATGATGCCGTACCATACGTATTTCTCTTTACCTTGTGCGTGGAACTTCTTTAAATAGGTAAAGATTAACATAGCGATTAGCATCGCCTCGAACCCTTCCCTTAGAATTATAAAGAAGGACCCAGTTAGTGGTGCTAAAGTCATAGTTTATCCTTTTTTACTAACTTAATCAAAGTTGCGGCTGGGTCAAACTCCCACCAGCGTTCGCCAAATTGCCATTTAGTTGGTTTATTGTGATGATTGTTATGCCACCCTTCACCCCATGTTATAAGATTTGCTAAAAAATTATTATAACTATGATCTTTTGTATTATATGTACGATATCCAAACATATGACACCAAGCATTTATTTGACCATATGCATGAAAGGCATATACAGCAGGAATACAAAATCCAAAGATAAGCAATAAAGGATCTATTAATGTTAACCCTAATGCCCAGAAAGTTATAATACTAAAGTAATGCCTATGAATCCACATAACTGTTTTATTTTTTAGTAAGTCAGCAATAAAACGTTTATCTACTTGTATACGTCCCCAATAATGAATATATATTTTCCACCAATCTTTTTGTATTGGGGAGTGAGGATCTAATTCTTTATCTGTATATGCATGATGCATTCTATGAGCTCCTGCCCATGCTAATGGTGATCCACCCATCGCTAAAGATCCTAGAAATAAACTTATCTTTTCAAACCAAGGATGTGTTTTATAAGCCTTGTGCGACAAGTATCTATGAAATCCTGCAGATATCCCAACGCAACCAATTACGCTCCACCAACCTAGAGCCGCAAGAAACATCCACCATTCACCATAATATATTGCGGGAACAATTGCTAAATGATTTAATATATGTATTACTCTTAACTTCGTTTCAAAACTCATAATCTGCTATCTCGCACATAGATTTCCTTTGCTTCTTCTATAAACTCTCTAGGATAATCTTCCCTAAAACTTTCAAAACATAACATTTGCAAATTAAAAAACTCCTCTGGCTGTTCAAAGCTAATGCCCAAATTAGCCATTGCAGGAAATAATTTTTGCTTCCTATCTTCGCTAATATGACTTAACACATCTTTAACAGCAATCTGTGGTTCTTCTTCTGAATAACAAAAGAAATAATTTATACTTTTTAATATACCATTTACGACAAAATAACTACTAGGGTGTAAACTAAATTTATAAAGACCAAGCTCGGCGTGTTTAGCAATAATATCTAACATTTGATCTTGCCAATCCGGACAGGTTTCATCAAACCCATTTACTGAACAGCTTGATTGTTCCCAAAAATCTGGGCCGTCAACTGCTAATTTAATTTTACGTTCTTCATTATTAATAGTAATAATTTTGGGAATTAAGTTAGGTGCTTCTACTTCCATAAACTGTAAAAATACAAGTTCTCGTTCCCATTTTTGATTCATTAATACAGGATCAACTACTTGATTATGTCCTTTATGATATTCAGTATCATTATAATACCATTGTATAAACTCAGTTTGATCCTCATTCATAAGGCTTGTATAGACTAAATTATTTCTACATAATCCTTTTCCAGGGACGTTATTATAATAATAATTATATTTACTCATAAGTTGGCCATTTTTTTGCAGTCTGTAATTGTTTAAAATATATATCAGCATTAACCCGCCATACAGTTTGGCGTGTACCTCTGTACTCTAATACTCTTGCCTTTGTATATACTCCTGTTTCTTCTAACGTAGGAGCAACAATTTTATGTACTAATCGTTGGGTACCTTCTGCATTTTCATTTGTTGTTACATAGTAATTCTTATTAGGACCTGCCCATTTAATACCTGCAGGTTGAAAAAATTGTTGTGTAGTGGTTTGATGATTTCTTATTGTATCAGTACCACGTAATCCTTTATATTCTTTAGGCAATTGATCTGTAAATGTACATATACGACAAGCAATACGATAACTATCAGGTCCCATTTCAGGGAACGAATGTGCCGCTGTACAACCTATAACTTTTTCTTTCCACATTAACATCCAAACTTGAAACCTATCTTCTTTAGCTAAAGAATCAACTAACATCTTTTTAGAATTGTTATTAACAAATCCTTTTTGTTGTGCGGTTGCGTAAAATTCAGTAAGGTCTAATGTATCCGAGTATGGTATTAACTTAAAAGCCATATTAGTAATGCTCTAGGTGAGCTATACCTATCTGCTTTCTGAACTTGTCTGTGAACACACAGTCAATTCGTAAGCTATATTCTTGTTCGTTGCTGACATCACCACCATGCCAATCTTGATCATTCCAAAATGCCGCATTGGCATTAATGTATGTTTTGTTTTTTGCTTCAGGATCCCATATATAGAAGCCTCTTTTAGTTCTATACCTTATATGAATAAACTCATTGTTATGTGGACTAAAGCCTTGTTCGGTACCTTTAGAGCCATCTAGGTCTCTGTGTTCAAATGCTTTACCACCATGTTCACAATGAAAAAATATAACTCGTCCTATTTGTGTAATAACATTTTTTTCAATTAATTCTGTAACCCACTTTACAACACCAGGAAAATATTGTTGTTCTGGTGTAGGAGTACGTTTGGCATTGCGTTTGTGCCAGTCGCCTTCTTCCCAAAGAAAATAATATATGTAAGGATCGTTTGCTCCTAAGGCTGATTTTAAATATCTTGTAAATAAATTTCTTTGTTTATAATCTTTAAAATCTTTTGGAAATAACTCTGCACCTTGAACCTTAATAGGATCATTATCAGGTAATGCTTCATATTCCGCAAATGCTTTGTATATAGGTTTCCAATCTATAATATAGCTCATGTCGTCAAACGTAAACCCAGGCTTCATCCATGTGCCTTCTTTTGCATAGTCCCTTGCTAAAGCAAATCCTTTGCAAATTTCTGGGTGTAATTCTTTAAACCCGTCTACATCTAAATAATTATCTAATGCAATATATGGTTGCCCACCAATTCCTCTAATCATGATTATACTCCAAATATCTAATTAAAGGCGAAAGCCCATAATTAATTTCGCCCTTTCGGGCCATATGAATTGCTTTAGTTTGTGTTAAACCAAAGTCTTTACAAATCTTTTCATTACGATCTTTATGTGTAGACCACAAATGATCTGGTAATAAGTTATCTAAAAAATACAATCCAACTGCTACAGGGTATGTAGTTATTTGATGATAATCTTTTAATATATTAATAGTATCACTACCATTACGTTTTCTTTTCCAACGTATTCCTATACGATTCCAACCAGCAGTACCATATCCTTTACTCATGCTTATAGCAAAAGAATGTATAGCAGGATGATCATAATTAAAACAGATATCTTTACTAGCAGGAATCCATGCTGAATCAATATGCAACGGTATATGTCTTTGCAAACATACTTCTAAAATTTTATTCATCTCTGGATGTTCTTGACCGTGAAAACTAAAAGGTAAACTAATAACTAACGGAACGTTGGCTCTTAATGATTCAATTGTTTTATATTGTAAATTAGGATTTATTAATTCATGATATTTGTATTCATTTTTTAAAACCTGTATTTCTTTATTCATAACATATAGGTCATCAAAAAATTGTGTACAGCCTGCAATAATATTTACTTCTTCAAATGCATCAAACCCAGTTAAATGGTTATACATAGATGCTGTTATATGATTAGTAAAATTATGTTTAAATCTTTCAAATAAATCTTCACCAACGTTTTCCTTTAACGTCATTAATGTATGATCTAAAAATTCAATATTCTTAGTTTTTAAATTATGTATTAATTCCTCTATTCTTTTATCAAATAAAGGGACCATTCCTCCTAGCCTATCAGCGTTGATATGTTCTTCTGTATATGTGTCAGGAACTTGTATAAGATTCATTATCTATATCCTAGAAAGTTAAATTGGAACTTTGGTTCGCTCCCACAGTTTGCTCCAGCATGGTATAACTTATAATTAGGCCATTCATGGATTGTTCCTTGAGCTTCGTTATAAAAACATTCATCACCTAACATAAACACATGGCCTGGAGAAGGTTTACTTATACTTGCATGATATCTAACTAACTCGCCCTTCTTTAAATATGCTTCTTCATTATCATCATAATCCCAATGCCACGGTGCTGTTTTTCCTGGATTAACTTTGCTAATCCACGCACGAACGCATTCTTTGTTTACAAGATCACTAAATTCCTTTACTACACGAACATTAAAATCTACTCCGGGATAATAATTAAACCATTCAATTGATTCTGCTGGATAGTCTTTTAAATCTTCTATCATCTTTTGTACTTCTGGTTCATCTATCGGTAATCTAAGAGGAGCATTAAGACCTGGCTTGTCTCTAATTTCTTCTAAGACCGGATTCCAATTAATAAGGGTACATTTATTAACTATCTTCATTTAATCCCCACACATTATTAATTTTGCTGTATCTATATGCTTCCTTCATATCAACTATACCATTTAATTCTTTGAATTGTAAAAAAAGGTCTCTTGATCGTTTTGATAAAATAGGATTAATATGATCAAACATAACAATTTGATCTGGGAATACACATCCATAAAGATCCATTAGATGCATTTTTCCTTCTTCTAAATAAAAACAATGTGTAAACAAATTTAATTTATAAATATTTCCACGTTCTAAGTCTTCAATAATTCTACTAACTTGTTCTCTCCAATTATCAGGTGCTCTACCTTCATGAATTAAATGGTTTAAGTTATTGTACCAGGCATGGTGTGGAAGATAGATCTTCATGTTTTCAATATCTATTTTATCTATATCTGGTGCATAATCTTTTTCAGATAATCTCTCAATATGCTCTATTTCTTTCTGGAATATAAGCTCATTAGAGAAATGCATTAAGTATTGATTTTCACTTTGATAGGCTTCGTATGCTAAACTACCTCTTTCTAATTTACCGTCAATAATTTTACGGAATTCTTTCCATTTAGTTTCAGTCAATTTTTAACTCCATGTCTAACTCCGACACCTCTATTAATGTTTTAAACTCATCAATATATTTTTTTTCTAGATCCAGATTTAGTTCTGTTTCACTAATCGGCTCAAAGTTATCAATTATCCCTTTTTTGTTTGCACGATTCAGCCACGGGCTAAACACCATATCAAAACGGTAACGTAAATCAAATACGTCGTATCGAACTGTTAAATTAATCCTAGCTGGATCTTTTAGTTTATTGTGCGTTAGTAGTTTCCTTACTACTAGTTCTGCTCTAGGTAGATGACCAAAATTAACGGCTGAATGGATAATACTACCATCCATTAAAAAAATTGTATCGTCAACTGTAGTTGCGTTCATAATGCGATTGTCCATATCGATTAAATAACTACTTTCTGCATCTAATGTTAAATGGTATCGATCATCAATGTCGGCATGTTCAGAATAACACGTACCTTCTTTTATTAACATAACTCTTGCCTGGCCTGCTTCAGGCAATTTATTATATAAAGTTTCTAATGCTGTACCTTTATACTGGGGCAATAATTCCCAAGGATCATAAAAAAAATTACCAGTTGGACTGGATAATTCGTTTTTTCCTTCTTCTAATTGCGGTAATATATCAAGGATTTCCTGTGCATCAGCATAGATAAATGTGTTTTTCAAAAGCATATATATACTTACCGTAAATTGTTAACTGGCCAGTTAAATGCGGTAAATACTGTTATGCTAAAAGATACAAAATATGCAGAAAATATTGTTAAGTATGATGACGTAGAATTTCCTGTATTAACTAACTGGAGAAATATTGGCATTAGTTTAAGTGGCGGAGCCGATAGTGCATTATTGGCTTATTTAATTTGTTCAAATGTTCCCCATACAACTAATATACATATTTTAACTAATATTAGAATGTGGAAAACAAGACCTTGGCAAAAATATAATGCATTAGCTGTATATAACTGGTTAGAAGTAAGATTTCCAGATCATAGATTTACTATGCATCAAAACTTTATTCCGCCTGATTTAGAATGGGGAGATAAAGGGCCTACTATTATAGATGAATATGGTAAACTAAAAAGTGGTAATCAAATTATTCTACGTTCTCATGCAGAATATATTGCATTTAGATACGGATTAGATGCTTGGTTTGCCGGCGTAAACAAAAATCCTATTGAAGACTTTAAAGGTAAGCTAGACGATAGAGATATTGACCCTTCCGAAGACTTAACACCTTTAGTTAGAGAACACATGGGTGTAACAGTTTGTCATCCTTTTATCTATACACGTAAAGACTGGATTATTAAACAATATTACGATCATAATATTAGAGGACTATTAATACTTACTCGTAGTTGCGAAGGTGATAAAACACATTATCCTGAAGTCTTTGGTGACCTAGATTATAAAACTTACGTTCCAGGACAAGCTGTTCCAGAATGCGGAAAATGTTTTTGGTGTAAAGAACGCAACTGGGCTATAAAACAAAATGACCTCAACTAAAAAATCATGTACATATTGTATGCACCCTTTTACGGGGTTGGCAACACGAGAAGACGGCGCAATTAAAATTTGCTGTCGTAGTCAACCTATTGGTTGGATACAAAACGAAACTTTAGAAGAAGCATGGAACAATGATACAATGCGTAAAGTTCGTAAACAAGTATTAAACAACGAACGTCCTGAAGTATGTAAACCTTGCTTTGATTTAGAAGACCAGGGTGTAGAAAGTTTACGCCAACGACATATTAGTGATGTTATTCCAGAGTCTAGAATTAATTTATATCCAGACGCATTAGAAACACTAAATGACGATTACACAATGCCATTTGAATTACCTACAATGGAAATTAAAATTAATAATTTGTGTAATTTAAAATGTCGTATGTGCAATCCGTTAGATAGTACACAATGGAAAGATTGGAACTCTATTGTACATCATTATAAAGCTGAAAACAACTACCTTGTCAAGGCTGTAGAAAACTTAGGATTAACTAAAGCACCTTATGTAGGCTTGTTTGATAATAGTCCTAATTGGTGGGAAAGTTTTGAAAAACTATTACCGCACTTTAGACGAGTAGAATTTGCTGGTGGTGAACCGTTAATGGACCCAATGCATTATAAAATTTTAGATATGTTAGCCCCGTATGGCGATAATATTGAAATTAAGTATGCTACAAACGGAACTGTATTAGGAATTAAAGGGGGTCGCACTATCTATGACTATTGGCCTAAATTTAAAAGTGTAGCTGTTAATGTTAGTATTGACGGGTTATGGAAAATATATGAATACATTCGTAGTGGCGGTAACTTTAAAGAAGTTGTCGAGAACGTTAACGCAATTAAACAATTTCCAAATGTAAGTAGAGTTGTTGGTGCATTTACTGTTCAAGCTAATAATATATTACAACTACCAAAGGTTATTGAATACTTTTTAAATGATCTGGAGATAGTGTTTTATAGCCATAGAGTACAATACCCTAGAGTATTAAGTGCTCAAGTTTTACCTAAACCTTTAAAAGATGATGTAATTAGACAACTAAATGATATGTATACTAAGATAGATAGCTATAAGTTAGTAAAAAAACATCCTATATTGAAAAAGATTACACAACAACAAATTACTGACAATATAAACTTTTTAGAAGCAAAAGATTTATCAGAATATTGGCAAGACTGTATTGCATTTAATAAAACATTAGACTCTAGAAGAAATCAAGGACCATTTGATGTAATCAATCCTGAGTTCGCTAATTATGTTTAGAATACTATTTAAAAATAATAAAGATAGTAAATGGGTATACTTCGATACATATGATACTAATATTGCTAAAAAGTGGTATAAGGAATTATATAATCATAACGAACTTTATGAGAATACAAGATTTACTGATTGGCCAGGGCAGGATAAAAGATATTATATTAAATTAATTAATAAACAAATTGAAATTATCAATAGATATGATAGAGTAATAGATATATTTGTAACTAACTGCACTGATTTAAATTTATTGCATACGTACTTTGAAGACTTACGAGGTGATATTACTGAAGGTACACAATGGTTTAACAATGCACCTAAAGAAATAAAAGTAGCTGTTGAACAATTTAATATCTTAATTCACGAATATGAATCACAAAAAAGAGGCAATGCGGCTACCATTGTTGTAACATTTAAAGATAGGCCTAGACAAAAATTAGAGTTAGCAAACTATGACGATTTTACATTTAAATGGCAATTTGGTTGTGTATATATTAACTATTGTCATGTAGGTAAAAATATGTTAGACATTTTTAAAGACAAAGATCAATATACTACAGATGTACCACAAACACATTATAGTTCTGATTTTATGATAAAATTTGGTAGAAGTGTTAATTGGGTTATGCATACTTTAAGAAAGCTTCAAATCAAACTATGGCTTAACAAAAAAGGTTATACGTTTAAAAAGAATAGCTTTGGGATGATTCCTGTTGCTAAAATTAATCTTATTAAAAGTGGATTAAATCATAAATCATATAAAGATATTATAGAAACTCTTTCAGTGTATAATAAAATTGGAACTATACAATGTTTAAGGTAGAAAACAAATATCCCCATTATGCAGAAAGTATTAAGGTTGAATGGAACCTAGGCAAACGATGCAATTATGACTGTTCGTATTGCCCAGCAGAAATTCATGACATGGTTAGCGAACATACTGATATTCAAATTCTTAAAAATACTGTAGACGAATTATCTAAACTCAAAAATGTAAGAATTAGTTTTACAGGAGGAGAACCATTTGTTCATCCTGATATTACTACTTTATTAAACTATGCTCGTCCTAAAGTTAGCTGGATTAATGTAACTACAAATGGTACAAGAACCAAAAACTTTTATGTTGATATGCTCCAAAAATATCTAGATCATATAGTGTTTAGTTTGCATTTTGAGTACGATTGGGAGCGTGTTTTAGAGACCATTATAAGCGTACATAATACATCTAAAAACAAGATGGTACTTGTACATGTCATGATGATTAACCAACGCTTAAACGACGTTATAGACGCTTGTAGACGCCTTTCTAATGCAGGAATACCCTATGCTTTACGTCCTATACGCTGGACTGAAACACATGATATTTTTGAAGATTTGGAACGCTATTCTAAGGAAGAATTGGACTTTTTAAAGACCGAAAATCACAATCCTCCAACTAATACATTGATTGATAACACTATTGAATGTAATGTAAACGACTTGCTTATCAATAAAACAAACGGATTTAAAGGCTGGACTTGCCAGGCAGGTCTGGAAAGTTTAATGATAAATTGGGATGGTGATGTACACCGTGCTACTTGTAGAGTAGGCGGTAGTTTGGGTAACATTTATAAAGGTAGTTTTAAAAAACCTACTGAATCTATTACGTGTACTAGGGAATGGTGTACTTGCGCCGCAGATATTAATATTACGAAATATACTTCGTAATATGAGTATCAGGTAAACAATTACAAACCTTAAATGGACATTTAATTGGTTTTAAATCAAATGATTTTTCTTCAAATTCTTCTTTAAATGTTTCTGAAAAAATGTTAATTTTTGCATCTTTAAAAATATTTGCATTACATGATCCTGTAACAGTACCATCATATACTATAACTAAATTTTCTATAGGTACATGACAAGTCCAATCATTAAAATAATTCCATTTGTTATGAATATAATCTTCAGACTTCATAGTTGTTGCAGTACCATCATTAAATAAAGCAACACTTTGAAATACATTAAAATCATCAATATGTTTTAATATGTACTTTGGGTCTGGAACTCTTTTAATAGTATTTGCAACATAGTCTATTTGTTCTTGAGTATAAGAGTTAATATCTTTACCTGGGAATTGAACAATGCTTTTAGCTTCAATAATCCAAGGTTGTTTACTAGTTTTCATCTTCTCTACAATAGCAACGCACTTATCCCAATGCTCACAATCCATTAACATTAATGCCCCAATATTTAAATCACATTCATATAAAAAATCACCTACTTTCATAAAATGATCTATATCTATAAATTCATGATGGGCACTTAACGTTGCTCTATCTAAGTATTCAACATTTTGGTCCCACCATCTTAAAGTTCTAGAAGCATTAGTTGTTACTTTAAGTCGAACATTATGTTCTTTTTTAATTTCTCTACAAAATGTATTAAAATGCGGCCATAACGTTGGCTCACCGCCACCTACTAAACACAACCAAAATTCTGTTTTATTAAATTTTTTAGTATAAACATCAAACAATGTTCTGAAATTGTTTATTACAGTATCAATATTTTTAGGATACCTATGTATTCCAGGATGAGAATCAGGAAAACAATATGTACAATCATAATCACAAATATCAGTTGGCCAGAATCTAATATCTAAAACATTAGAAGGTTGTGTTGAAACTATTCTATTAAGTTGTTTCATAATAAATGTGCTATCTCTGGAAAAATATTAGACGCCTTTAATCCTCTAATGGCATCTAGTTTGTTGACATACTCTTTAAAGCCCGGAAGTAAATGACTATTGTCCTTTGCATCCATATGATCCATTACTGCTTCCCAACGTTTCCAACCATAAGGATTAATTTTCCAATACTCGTCATCTTGTCTATAATTAGTAAACAACCAATCTTTAAATTCTAAATAACGTTCTCTAACTTCTTGCTTATCTTCTTTGGGTAATATTTGTATACTTAAAAATGTAGGAATATACAGTAAATGCATATTAACTAATCCACCACCCATTTGTACACCACCTGGAACTGTACCTACATTAAGTTTTTTAAATTTAGATTCTACTTTCCATTTCATAAAATCAGGTAAGTGCTTTACATTAAAAATTTGTATAGCAGTAGCTAAACTTGTTTGTATATTGTCTGGCGTATTATCTAGCATATGAAGATTCTTTTCTACAGTTGCCCAATCTGTAGGAAAACGTATATATTCATCACGTTGAAAACAAGCGTCCATGCTAACTGCAAATTTAACTTTCTTAAACTTACTCCATAACTCAATTAAATCTTCGTCTACTAAAATACCATTTGAATTATAACGTAACAATATCTTATCTTGATAGCCTTGGCGTATAATTTCTTCAATAAATGTTTTATGTTCTCTAATCATTAAAGGTTCACCACCAGCAAAATACACTTGCTTTAAGTTAGGAATTTGCTTATTCATTTCCTCCCAAAACGTTTCCTTCTCATGCCACTTATTATTAAATTCTGATTTGTCCCACGCCATTTGTCTTTTAACTTCTGGATTATCTAGTTGTGGAACTAATTGTTTCCAGTCTTTAACCCATTGACTAGAATCATGTGGACTACACATTACGCATTTAACGTTACACGTATGACCTAAACGCAAATCTAAATATACTAGTTCTTCCGGAATTGTACCATCTTCTTGTGTTTGTTTAATTAATTCAGGAATATCTACTCCATCTTTATACCATGTACCTGTTTCCCAAATACGTTTACTAACAACACCTATTTTTTCTTCTTGAAAACATTTAGTACAACTAGCAGGAATTTGTTTATTAAGCATTGTAGTTCGTACAGACTTCATATAGTCATTATTCCATGCTTCCATTGGAGTTTCACGACCAAAGTTTGCAGGTTTACCATGTTCCATTTTTACTAATCCTACTTCATGATCACCAGTAGCCGCTCCGCTGGCATTAGCACTACAACATAAACGCATATCTCCATTTGGTCTTGTGGCAAAATGTATCCATGGTAAAACACAGAAGGTAGGAGATTTAGAAACGTCTTCTAATTCACGTTGCCATTTTCCTAACTGCGAGTCTGCAGGGTTATACCAATATTCGTTACTGTCTGTCATTTTTTTCTACCTATAATCATATATCTATCATACTTAGGTAACTCTAATGTACCTGAATAAAACTCTTTACTAATATTTGATTTCCATTTAAAATCTAATAAATTCTCTGAACAATTAATATGCTCAGGATGGGATGAGAAATTATTACTTTGTACAACTACCCATGTATCAGTTGGAACTTTGTTTAACCAAGTATTATACTGTTCTTGTGTAATATGTTCACAACTTGTATTAATAACAATTTGTGGATCTTCTGTATATTCATAATTACACATATTTTCTGTAACTGCATCAAATTTTCCATCTATTTCATACTTTTTATTCATGCTTAATGCTATGTCCTTACACGCAGGGTCAATATCAACAGATCTAATATGTCGTACACCAAGTTCGCTATTAAAAAGCATTGTAGCCAAAATTCCATGCCAGCCTCCAAAGATAACTATTTTACTAGCTTCAGCATGAGTAACTTTAGGAAGTTCTTCACATAACCACTTCTTACTCTCAAGCTGTCCATGCCAGAAACTTTCTAACAAACGTTTATGATCGTTTGCATCTCTAATTGCATCTACCCAATAAGCTATATCATCAATATCAATTTTCATAAACTAACTCTTTTGGTATTTTACTATCTGCACTACTTACGCAAGTTGGGGTAATACAAACTTTGCGTTCTTTAAATAAAGTAAACCCTGTATCAATAGTACCTAATGGTTCATCATGACAGCTATAAGCACGTTTAATTTCGCCGCCTGGTTCACGAATAATACAACTTTGATATCCTGCATTACACATCCAGCCTTTAAATTTATTAAACTGATGAGCATTCAGTCTTTCTGCTTGGTCTAATTTATATTCTATGCCTTTTTTATCAAATAACGCTATTTGGCTTATTTCTTGTTCCATCTCATTTTGTAATATTTCTAATTGAGCTTCACTATAACCATCAACTACTGCACTTGCTATATCATTACTTTGTGGTTTAAGAGTAACATGTAAGCCTTGGTCTTTAAAACGTTGAGCTCTTCCATAATATTCATCAAATCTATCTGGAACCATAACTTGATTAATTGTAACTAATACTCCATGCTCTTGTAAAAAGGTAAGTTTGCCTGCAAATTCTTTTTCATTAGAAAATTCTGCATGATAACTTGCTGTTATACTTTTACGATCTAATTTCTCTGTTGCTGTTAACCATTTGTTCCACCAATTAAATCCTGGACTAGCATTAGTAGTCATGTGTACACTAAGATAGTTACTAACAGGTTCTTGGTACGCTTTAATTAAATCTATTAACCCTTTATATGCAGTTGGTTCGCCACCACTAAAACTAAAATGAAACTTATCAAAGCCGTGGGCCCTTGCTTGACTTTTAATTTCATCCATTGTACGAATATATTCTAATAAAGGTCTATGATCTACTGTTTTACTTTTAGCATACGGCCAACAATAACTACAATCATAGTTACAAAATCTACCTAAGATCCAACTAACCGAAAAAACATTGTTTTCTAGCATTGTTCGTTGTCCTAATTTGACTATATTTTCAAATGGTATTGTCATGATATATTCTTTGTTGTATTAAAGATTGTTTTAGAACACGCTTTGACACAGGTCATACACTTATTATCACCATGCCAATAATTTCCCATGTGTTCCCATAGTATAATATCTTTACTAAGAATACCATCTTTACAATTTGGTACACCTATATCTTTTAACATATCTTTTGTATTTTGTACTGTTAAATTCCTTAACGTATGAATAGGCAACGTTTCTTTTAATGGTTCTTCTAAATAGTCACTACCTATTAAACAACAAGAAAGTATATTTCCACATGGGTCAACATATATACCTTGGTCTTCCATACACTTTGGTTTAATACTAGCTTTACTAATTACTTCATATCTAACATCATCATCTAATAAACTATCTAATGCTTTATTTGGTACTTTTTTATATTCTGATCGTGTAGCAGGTTCAAGATCATATTCATAATTTCCATCTAAATCTTGAACTGCAAATTTATCTAAGTCATAAAATCTTGCAGTACTAACAAAATTTACTTTTTGCACTCCTTTTCCTAATAAAAAATATTCAAGTGTTTCAATATCATCTTCGTTATGTTTAAAAACTAAACTATCTACTCTTGCTACTCCTCCAGCTTTAATAAATGCTTCCATATTATCAATAACTTTTGAAAACTTTGTATTCCTTCTATATAGTTCGTGCTTCCCTTCAAACCCATCTATGCCAAATACAACATTACTATTACTAACTGAACCTATTACAGGAGCAAGTTTGCTCCACCATTCTTCATTACGCATACCACCATTAGTATGAAGTGCTAATCTACAAGTAGGATTTGCATCTCTTACATACTGAAAAATTTCTAAACAATCTTGTGCAAATGCAGGATCGCCATAATTTCCACAACTGTAAAAATTTGTTAACTGAGCTAAAAATTCTTTCGGAAACCATTCCTTAAACTGAGCTATGCTTATATCACCATTACGAATAAATGGACGAGGTGCTCCGCCATTAAAATTTCTTGCACACATTGGACATTGAGCTTGACACTTATCAGTCAATTCAATATGAACAGATTTTATATCAACAATTTTCTGCATCAAATTTTTCTTTTAGCCAGGCATAGTCATTAATTTTAAATAATACTTCAGTATTTCCTTTAAATGCTTCGCCATAAAATTTACCTGCACGAGCACCTGCCATAGCATAATCTCCATTAGGTTTTCCCATTCCTTCATTACACCATACCATTAATCGCATTTCTGTTTCTTCGTCTATTTGGCCTCTAATAATTTTACTTGACAATTTAACACATTCACGAAATGCACTTTTCCATGTATTAAAAGGATCTGTATTAAATGCTGTAACATTACTAATTTCTTCATGTGCAAAAAACTTATCACTAATACTAGTTGTCATGTCTAAATTAGTAACATCCATATCTATTGTAAGTTGTCTTGGTAATAATTTTACGCCACCATAACCATATTCTAAAAAGTTTATAGGATTTTGACAACGCCATACATGAACAGCATCTAAATCCCATTCAGACGCAATATAATCAAATTTAAAATCATCTTTTAGTCTAGCATCACCATCTACTACCCAAAACATTTTTGTAAAGCATTTTTTAGCCGCGGCTATATGGGCTTGGTGTATACCTTTTACCCCATGAACACGTTTAGCCATTGGAAATCGTGCTTTTAACTCTGCATAAACTTCATCTGCATTTGGTTCTTCGTAACTTATAAAAACAATATCATACATAAGGCTCTATCTCTTCTGCTAGTTTTTTATGAAGTATCCTACCTGGATGGCCGTTATCTGGAAAATCATCAGACAATGCCATATAATTTATAACTTCTTCGTATTTGTTAACTTCCTTTTTAAATTCGTCTGTATCAGCTAGATCCGATCTTAACTCTTTAATAGCGTTAATAGAACCCCAAGATGTAAGTAATGGTATTTGTTTACCTAATATTTTTTGTAACCAACCTTTATGAATATGTTTAATAAAAGTATAGTTACTTTCTAAGCCGTATGTTTCGCCCCAGCCTTCTATTAAAATAAAAGGAATTTTTAATTCATTATATATTTCTTGTGCGGCATCAAATGCAATCTTCATAAGTACCCGGTTTAATTCAGCAATAGATTTACATTTGTTAGTTTCATTTAATTTTAAATAATGCTTATCTAAGTCCCATAGTCCGGCGTCATCTGATGTTGTATCTTTCTTGTAATTACGACAAGGTTCTGTTAACATCCATATAATAACATCAGGTGTATAAAAAGTAGGTGCTGTAAAAGGTGGTGCTAATCCTAATGCTTCTTCACTTCTAAAAATTGCTTCAAAATTGCCTGCACCTCCAAAACTATAATTACAAGTGGCATGACCTTTTAAATCTAAAAAGTATCCGAAGCCTGGATAAACTAATTGAAATGGTTTAGGCGAGTCTCCTTCTAAATACTTGTCTTGGTTATACGGTCTAAAAATAGTATTATCATTGTTGTTAGCAACTCCGGGCCCCGGAGTAATTTGTCCCCATTCTCCTAATCCGTTGCTATCGCCAATTATTAATATTTTTTTCATCTTGTATTTCCGTAATAAATCACCTTATGCTTACTAGATTTATATTGCCTCCATGGATCAACCACTATGCTATCATCATTAAGTTTACAGTATAACTCTGGATGAGCTAATAATACTATTGCACTAAATGGTCCTGTATCAGGACTAACTAAAGGATCAACCTGCATACAAGCATAATCTATTTCTGCACAATAATATCCCACTAGTAAACTATAACTTCCATCTATATATGGCACTCCTGGTTTATAACTAACTCCATTTAATAATATTGGTAAATCATTTTCGTGTGCTAGATTAACCAAACGTTTAGCCATGTTCTTGGCCTGTACTTCTCTAGCCTTTATTATAGCATCAAATAGATCATATTGCAAGTCTAATTTTTGAGCCAAAAAGCGTAATGCAATGTTATCTCTTGGATGGCATCCTCCGCCATCGCCCAATCCTGCTGTTAGATATTTTGAACTAATAATTCGATTTGTACTTTTTGAAAGAGCGTTAGTGACAACATCGACATTAATATTTCCTTGCTTTTCTGCAACATCTTGAATCATATTAACAAATCCAATTTTCATACTAATAAATGTGTTATAAAAAACCTTAATACATTCACACTCATCCCAAGTACCTATTTCATATCTTGGCTTATTTTCCATTATTGTTTTATAAAATGTTACTAATTGTTGTGCATCAGTAGTAGACTTTCCGTCTTCAGTTCCGATAATTACCATTTCAGGATTTACCATATCCCAAGCTACAGTACCCATAGCAATAAAATAAGGATTATATACAAAGCGAGTATTACTAATTAATGGTACAAAATGATGGCGGGTTGTTCCTGGTAAAACAGTACTAATAAGAACTAGTAGTTGTTTCTTATTCATATAAACGTTAGCTTCTCTTAACACATCAATAACAATTTCGTAATTAAAATCTTTAGGTTCTAAATGTGCTGAAGGTGTCCTACCATCATAGTCAGGATGATGTGGCGTCGGTACTGAAACAAAAACAATATCTCTATCTTCAACTACTTCTTTAATGGTTTTTTTAATTTTTATAACTTCTGATTCTATATTAATAACATCATATCCTGTTACGTCATGGCCTTTTTCACCGACGATTTCGGCACATGGTAACCCTAGTTTTCCTAACCCTATAAACCCTATCTTCACATGAACCTCCAATCATTATATGCGTATATAAATACTACTAATATTTATGGCGATTTTTATATATGATTCCAGTAACTGACTACATCAAAAGAAACGTATACGTACGAAAAGTCCAAAGTTCTCTAGCCTCACAAAAGTTTTTACAAGCATTCAAAGACCTTAATCTAGACGAGTCAAACTTATGCTTGTTTCATGTATTGATAAAATATCCCCAATGGGAAAAGGATGTTGATTTATTTCAATTTATAAGGAAAAAAAATGTAAAACAGTTACGTAAAGATCCAAAAACATTCTTTTTATTTGATGCAAGTACTGAAGGATTTAGTACTATATATGGAAATACTCCATTTTATGATGTATTATATCATAACTGTAGAGTGCATAATATATCACCTAAAAAAGTTATTCTTATTACATCTAATATGGTTGAAAATAAAAATTTAATTCGATATAACACTTATCATAGTATAAAAGAATCTATTCATGTTGCTAGTTTTCATAACTTTGAACACATGCTTTTTAATTTAAAAGTAGACACACTACCAGTATCAGGATTAGCTGAAGCTGAGCTTGACACTCGTATTGAAAAAGTTTATCTTAATGCAGTAAAGAATAGAAAAAGATACTATTACGGTGAAAAACATTTCTTAAGTCTTAGTAGAGTAAATAGACCTCATAGAACATTAAGCGCCTTTGAAATATTTAATAGTAACTTATATCAGAACTGTATTTTAAGTCATGATAGGATTAAAAAACCAGAGCACTATTGTCAAGAAACAGAACTAATACGAGGATCAAAAGGGAAACTTTCATTTAGGGCTTTAAAAAAGTTTAATCGGCACTTACCATTAATTGCAGATACTAACGATTTTAAAACTAATCATGCTATGAGTTTAAGTTCACATCTACATTGGTCTACATTATTCCAAGTAATTGGAGAAACACTTGCAGAAGATTGGGATAACACTAGTAGATTCTGGAGTGAAAAAACATTCCGCTCTATATTTCATATGCAACCGTTTCTTATTTGGGGACAACCTAATGCTAATAAAAACTTAGAAGACTACGGCTACAAGTTATATGACAAAATGTTTGATTATAGTTTTGATAGCGAGAGCAATACATATAAGAGATGGACTATGATTAAAGGGGAAATAGAATCTGCTGTAGCTCGCTTAAATAAGATGACTGGGGAAGACAAATTATTATGGTGTTTTCAACAACAAGACGTACTTAAACATAACTATAAAATAATGTATCGTGAAGAATATACAAAAGAAGTATTTCAAAAACTTGCATTTACATTAGTACAACAATCAAAGGATAATGTTGAATGAAAAACTTAATTGCATTAAAGGTTAATAGAATTTTTACTTTTGGCTGTAGCTTTACAGACTATGCATGGGGTACTTGGGCTAATATTTTAGGATATGAATTTCCAGATGCTAAGTTTTATAATTTTGGAAAGTCTGGAGCTGGTAATCATTATATCTTTAATACATTAATGCAGGCTGACTCTTCATACAATTTTACACACGAAGACTTAGTAATAGTACAATGGACGAATATAAGTAGAGAAGATAGATTCTTAGATGCTGAGCCTACAGCAGATCCTAGTTTTACAGCTGGTGGCCAATGGATTACCCCAGGCAATATTTATAGTCAAGGAACATATGATGAATCATGGGTTAAAAAATACTTTAGTGAATATGGAGCATTACTTCGAGATTTAGCGTTTATTAAATCAGCTTATGAGATGCTTAGACATAAAACACAATGGCATTTTATACAAATGAATGACCTTGTTCACTATGTTGATCAATGGGACACAAAAATATCAATTGATCCAAAATATGCTGTTGAAGGTATTCAAGTACAACGAATAGAGCATCTACGAGCAATGTACTCTGAAACTATAAACCAACTATTACCTAGTTTTTATGATACACTTTTTAATAATAACTGGGAACAAAAATTTGAAGCTGATAGAAAATTAGTTAATAAGAATTTCCAAGACGGCCATCCGCACCCATTAGAGCATTATGATTATTTAAAACGTATATTTAAACATAATTGGTCAAAAACAACTAATAAAAAAGTTGGTGAAATACAACAAAAATGGATTAAGTATATGGATGGTGCTTCACGAACAAATAAGAGATTTAGTCTTTATCAAACGGAAGAACGTTGGCGTCAGATGGTAAGGAATGAATTAGTTATACGGCCATCTCACGATATTGATTTTAGAATACACCGTTAAGTTCAGGAAACGTTTTATTAAAATCTCTATTCCTTATTTTATCATAATGCTCTGTATGAACTTTAAACTTATTATGAGCTTTAGCATCATATACCGAACTCTTAATATATCGTAATACCCCCTTTAACTGTTCAGCTATGCCATTACTAGGAGCTGTTTGTAGATATTGTGTAATTCTTTGACAAGCTTCTTGTTTCTTATCATCGGGCAATATAGATATTGTATAATGTTTAGGATCAACAATATTATATAATATTCCATTTGACACATCAAACCTCTGTTCTTGCATATATTTTAAATAATCGGTAAGTGTTAAGAGATTAAACGCACTTACTACAGTATTAAAACTCAGTCTAACATGAGGTGATTCTTTTTTAATAAGATTTAAATTATTCATTATTACAAACCATTCAGTTCCTTCACGTATATATTCAGCTCTATCACCCCAACTATCTAAACTAGCATCAACTTTAACATTAGTAAATTTATTCCATAACTTTGTAATACACTCTTTCTTATAAAACAAATTACTAACATTAGAATTATATCTTAACATAACATCAGTACGATTATTATCAATTAAATATTCTAAAATATCATAATGCTTATCAGTAAGTAATGGCTCTCCTCCAGCAAAGTAAAAAACATCTATATCTTTATAATAAGGTTTAAATTGCTCGTACAAGTCATCATTATCTTTACCACCTGCAAAAATATAAACTTTTTCTTTACCATCTTCTTGGGCCCAACTAGAACTAAATGTTGCACTACACGTTCTACATTTAAAATTACAAATATTACTCCAACGTATATCCATATAACGTAATTTCATCTCATCAAGACTGCCATCTGGATTAGTTTCAGAAACAAATGGCATATACTTTGCAAACTGTCTATTATGATGTATGCGTGGACTATTATTGCCTGCCTGTTCATGAACCCAGCATTGTCTACATACGTTAGGTTGCTCTCCATTTAACATTTGTAAACGTAACTTTTTATATTCGGGGCTATTCCATATTTCTTTTATAGGAGTATTCTGAGTATTACCTAAAGGACTGTTATAATCACCTACACAACAAGGTAATACATTACCATCTGCATTTGCATACATATGAATCCAAGGTAGGATACAAACTGTTTTAGATTTGTTTGCAGTCATTATAAAATCCTTCTAGTTCTGGAAAAGTTTTTGTTAAACTACAATCTCTACGCTTATCAAACTCAGTGAACCAATTATAAAAATCTGTCCGTGCTTGTTTAAGTTTAGCAGATTCGTAATTTGTTACACGCATATAATTAACTACACGTCTAAATTTTTCTACTTCTAGTGAGCTAAATTTTGTTCTATCCCTATCGTCTTGATATTCATGCATTAACTGTAAGTGCTTTTCCATATATGACATAAATTTGTCTTTAGGTAATATATTCATATCATATATACTTGGCTCTTTTAAATGCGGTGTATCAAATCTTATACGTTGCCATTGTGTTTCGTTTGCGGCTGAGTTATACTTACATCGCCATTCTAATATTTTTTCTAATAATAAATTAAAACTAGTTACAGAAAAAATATTAAATGTAATCATAAATGTTACAGGCCAACCTGTATTACTTAAATAATGATCTAAATTTTCTTCCCATAATTTAATATCTAGTCCTGTACGTGCATACTCGGCTCTTGGTCCCCAAGTATCAATACTTGTATATAATTTAAAACTTTTAATACAATTTTTTTCTTTAAGTCTTAATACTGTATTAGTTAATTTCTCAACTAATGCATGTTTAACACCCATGTTACTATTAACTTCAATTTGTATATGAGGTTTAGGATCTGCTTCTAATTTTTCAAATAAATCCCATAAACTTTTATGCATTAAAGGTTCGCCACCAGTAATACGTAAGATGTTTAAAGTCTTACTAACTTCAGGCCACCACTTCCACCATGCATCAACATAAGGATTTTCTTCTTCATTTTTATAAACTTTAAACCAATCAATATCTTGTCTATGAGTACTTGACATTTTATAAGGTCCATGGTCCTCAATTTCTTTCCAGTATCTGCTACTAGCCTTAGGATGACAATACCCACATTTAAAATTACATTCATTTGAAAAACTAATTTCGATATACTCAGGATTTACGTTAAATTCTGGTCCTTTTTGTTTTATTTCCGCAACTCTTTCTGGAGTATATATACTTGCTGTTTTAATATGCCTGTCGCTTACATAATCTTTACCCATAGCTTCAATTTTCCAACAATAACTACAACCATCTGGTTTTTCGCCACAAAGCATTTGCTTACGTTGATCTTTTTTCTCAATAGTATTATGTAATGCACTTGGGTTGTCTTTTAATTCTTCTAATGGTATAGGGTGCGGAGCAGGATGATAACAACTATGTGTTTCGCCTGTTGCTAGATAGATAGTAGTATGATGCCATTTGGCTAGACAAAAAGTAGGGCTAATTTCTGCATTAGTGATAGGTAATAGTCTTTTAATTTTAGCTAATTCTTTTTCCATTAGCCTACCCAATTTAAATTTTTAGCATAGTCTTCTCTTTTTATTCTCTCTGAACGTCTAACCTGAGGATACTTTAATACAAATAACATAGCTTTTTTATCATTTTTAAATTTTGCATATAAATGGCAATGAAGCATATCAAAGTCGCTAGGCACACTTCGTTCTTCTGTAATTGTTGCACCATACTTAAATGCATCATCTAATATAGGACCCATTTGATCTCGCATAATTTGATCGTGCCATATATCAGAACTTTCGTCATCTTTTAAACGAAACGTTCCTATATAGTATCTACAATTACTCATTTTCTACCTATAACCCTGTCTGTATTAATGTAAACAGTTTTAAAAAACTTACTTTGGTCTGCTGTTAACGGTTGTTCACTTAATGGCAAGTCTAATTCTTTTAATCTAAAACCAAGTTCACCAACATTATGATATATTTCATCATCTTTTACTTTACTATATTTTTCATCCCACATTTTATTAAGAATAGTAAAATCTCTTGTTTGCGAAACGTCCCAGTCAGTAAGTGCAAGATGGCATCCTTCTCTTGCTCCATAAATTGCCCATATACCATTATCAACATCAGTACCAACATTCATCCATATTAATAATCTATGATAATTTTGCCACCATACATCTTCTGCTAGGTTAGTAACTTTAGCACCTCTGTTAAGACTCATCTTAACACCTTCTCTAAATCCTGCTCTAAAGGCTTGGGCTTTAGTTGAATTAATAATACTTTCACTATAATTGTCATTTAATTGATAATAATTATCAAAATAACAGAATTCTATCATTGTATCATCATTACCATCGGTGTTTTCGTGTGTACGCATATTGCTTACAAAATCTTTAGTCCACATTTTTAAACTACCATTACCATACATTAGTCCATTGATGTTAACTTTGCCACACCAACTAAATTGATAATCGTCGTCTACTCCTAACGCATCTAAGTCAAGTTTAACATTTAAAAAATTAGGATCAATAATTGTGTCACCATCAACTGTTACAAAATGTTTAGTTTCAGATAACTCTGCACACGCCTTATGTGCGGCATCTGATCCTTCTACACCATGAACACGTTTTGCCCATGGTACTTTTTTAACTAAATCAACATAATTCTTTTCAGCATTAGGTTCGTCATAACTTAAAAAGATGATATCTTGTTCTGCAATATTAATGTACATATTCATTGAATAACTCCGTATGAATATTCGTCAAATTTTTTCATTGTATAAATTGACACTTCTTCGCCTTCAAATTCAAATTTATCTGTAAAAGGTATTATAACATATTTGTTATTTTCTAAACTAGAAAAATCAACATATAAAGTCTTATAAAGAATGTTAGGATCATTCTTTCTTGTAACACTTAGACTAACTGTATTATTTAAACTAATATGTTGAGATAGAATATTTGCTTTAAGGTTGCCACCTATTTGAATTTTCCAGCATGTATCTTTTATATTCTGTGTTATATTTAAATCTGCATTATCTAAATTGTTCTTAGGTATTTCATATATTAAATCATTAACACTATAACTATCTATATTGTTGTTTATACGTAATCTTAGTTCATAACCTTTTGTTATTTTAGAATAATGTACATAATAATAAGACATTTGGTCTTCACCTGATAATAACCCGGCAACTTCTAGAGGATCTACTTCTATAAAATCACACTTTTCTGGTTTATAATTAGGTAACGATAATAATTCGCCAGTTTCAGAATTAAAAACAGCGTATCGTTTATTACTTTGTTCTTCTTGTTTTAATATTACCATTTTTCTATTAACTTTGTTTCATGTGGGATTTCCCGCATAGTTTTATTAATACGTATAACTTCCATTAGAAGTGATAAGTCGTCTTGATGAGTACTTGCTAGTGCTTGTATATCTTTTGGAAGACATACTCCACCAAAGCCTCGGTGACCATCATCGCCTGGAACTAAAGAATGACTATGTCCTATACGCTTATCTGCACAAACTAAACTATTAACTGTATTATAATCTAATTTTTCCTTTTCACATATAGTATACAACTGATTAAAAAATGTAACTTTTGTTGCCAGGTATGCATTTCTAAATAACTTTGCAGTAATTAACGCACGAGGGCTTTCTTTAGAAACAGTAAAAATATCTGAGAACTTTTTAATCCAGAATTTTGTATCGCCGCCACCAACATACATTATTCCTTGATCTCTAAATGCTTCTATTGGATTAGCTGACGTAAGAAATTCAGGACTAAACGTTATAAATCTTTTATCAAACATTGCTTGTATTTGATCCCATGCATGTAAACTTATTGTGCTTTTTATTAAGATCGGTACGTTTCTAGGACAGTTTTTTAATACATCTAATACATTAGATGGATCACAAATACCATTTTTAGTAGGTGTATTAACACAAATAATAACACATGACGGTTTATTCCACCAACCTCCAATTGAGTTATTGTTATATTTAGGATCTACAATTTTAGCTTTAGGAAAAACGCTATGAATTGCTCTACCTACATATCCATATCCAGCAATAACTATCATATCTTTAACCACTCCTTGTATTTTTGAATTTTATCCTCTGTAACAAAGTCTTTTTCTGTGTAATGAAAAATTCCTTGCTGTAAATGGTTTCCTATTTTTAATTTTAAATCATCTGTTAAATAACTTCCGACACGATCTTGCCATTTGCTACTAGGATTTTCCCAACCTTGTATATAAGACTTCATATGTGTAAAACTAGGAAATAAACATTTATTATTTGTAATTTTTTTATCACAATCAAGTATTTTAGCTACTATTGCCGCACTTAAATCTACACTAAGGTTTTTTTGATAAAGTTCTTTAGCATATTTTCCATAAAAGAATTCCCAGTTATTCATTACTAGCTCTAACCACGAATAAAAGTCTTTTGCAAAATCACATTTCTTAAAATAATGAAATCCTGCATATAAATTTGGTAGAGAATTAGCTGTAAATGTTTTACGATAATGATCGCTAGTTATTAATTCTCCTCTATACGTATAAACATTACTAACAAAAAATAAATCATAATTTTTTAAGAATGTCCACCAATTTTCTAAGTCTTGCAATACTAACATATCAGTATCAAGTATAATTGTTTCGTCATACGGTGATGCGTGATATAATTTCCAACGATTATCTACTTTCCATTCTTTATCACTAGCACTATCGTTCCACGGAATTTCTTTTATTACATCAAATAGACTAATATACTCAGATGGAACTGTATCATTTGTAATTAAACAAATGTTAGATTCTTTTTGTGTTGCTTTTATACTCATAGCTAAAAGACATGCTTGTAAAACATAGTCATCTTGGCTGTTTTGTGCTATAACTACAAAGCCTTTACTCATTATCTATTATCCTATTAAGACTAAACTTATTAATTACATGAACACTACTACCTCTAACTTTTAAAGGAGTATATTCTCCTAAGTATTTGTCTTTTTGTATTAAAAATAAAAATTTGTCGTCTGTTAAATCCCATAAAATATCTTTATCACTAGTAAAATATAACTTTCCTGGTAGTTCATGTGAAAAATTACCTCTTTGATAACCATTCATTATATGTACAGCAATACTAAACACCCAATCATTACGGAATGTATTTTTATTAATCTGAAAAATACTATTATAGTGTGGCCAGTTCTCTTGTATATGCTTTGTTAATTCGAAATAAATTTTATTAGTTTGAGTTTTTCTAAAAAATACACAAGTAGCCCAATAAAAATCAACACTAGTATCACTAATATGTTGAAATCGTGGATCATTCCTATATCCACTTAAATCATGTGAATTTTTATAAATTAAAAAATCATGTTCTTGTGTAAAACAATGTGTAAATAACTGATTATTAATAATATAATCACTATCTAACAATAATGTTTCATCATATGGGGTTAAATCGTATGCTTGAGTTCGTAAATCATTTTTAAATTCTAATTGCTTGTATATATTACTGCCATCATAGTAACGTTTTATACTTAAAGGTCGCGAATATGGCACCTCTATTATCTTATCAAAGACTGTTTCATAGTCTTTATACGTATCTTTAAGATATTGAAGACTATCCGTTACAATAGACGTTGGAAGATTTAAATATTCTTTGACACGTTTTGCTAAAAAATGAGCTTGTTTTATATAATCTATTTGAGCATTATTCCTAGCAAATATTAATACGCCTTGTTTATTGCTCATACTCAATTAATCCGTCTACGGACCTTTTAGTTCGTATTTTTTCATACTCTGTTTGATATTCATTAGTTGCTGTAAAGTAAATATCTAGTATATCAGTAAAAAAGGTATTTAAATCTTCAATTTTAACTGGAGTATCATTATCGTCCAGTAATACAATATCAGAATCATTACCTTTAGTACATAACATATTCACAAAAGTAATTAATTCTTTAGTTACTGCAAATTGGCCGCCATTAAAATAATGGACTGCACTTTCGTAATATTTTTCTTTTAAAATACGCTTTTGGTTATTAAGCGTTACCATATAATTAGAAAATTCTAATGCTTTGGATAAGCGTTCATCCATAATTGTACTCCTATAATATACGTATATTTACAGGAAAATTACTTTGGGGGAGTTAAATTAGGTTAAGTTACTACTACCGTCGTTAGCATACGTTGGGGTTGCTACTTCAACATTTACGCCAGTTGGTCGGAATTGTCCTACCAAACTTGTAAGTGTACCTTTAACTGTTTCATCAACATTTGGCCAACCGCCAGCTGGATCATCATCGTTAAAGTTCATTCTAAATGTAAGTACAGTCGGATTAACTGCTGTATTACCTTTTGCTTCTATAATATAATGGTTTTCTGTATATGTTCCTGAGCCTTGTTTATCAAATATTGACTGATATGATGTAGTAAGCCCATAATATCCAATAGCTGATCCTGTACCTGTACCTGTAGCCGAAGTAGCAGTATAGTTAAACGACACAACTTGCATGTTTGCTAATACATACATCCAATCAACTGTTTTAGATTCAGTACCTACATAAGCAATATTTGCCGTAAAACGAATTTCGCCACCAGCATTAAAAAAATGTCTTGCGGCATCGGCAGTTGCAAATGTTACATTAACAATATGATCAAGTTGACCGCTCCAAGCAGTTGTATATTGTCCTTGAACTCCTGCTTCGGAACTACCTTGATTAACGTTACATAGAAATTTACTATTTTCAAGTGTAGTAGTTAAGTTTTCAAACTGAGCTACGCCTTTTTTATTAACCGTATTACTATCTAAAATTGTATCCGTAGTGGCAATAAGAGCTATTTCAGTTGGTGTAATGTTTGTTTGATGTTTTCTACCAGCGGCAATGTCATCATATAATAATGCCATGTGCGTTGCTGTTACTATTTCTGATGCGGCTACTTGTGAACTATTTAATGCTTGTCCCCAACCGTCATCACCAGACCCAGTTCCTAATATTGTTGCAACACGGCTTTGTAGATTATTATATCTTGCCGCTGTAATTATATCGCCAACTGCCATTTGTTATACCTTTAATATGCATTCAACTAGTTTTTCAGAAGCACTAGCATTTGATTCGAGGGCAACGCCTACAATTAATGATCCATTCTCTGAAGTTGCACATGCTGTACCTGTTCGACCAGCATAAACAATTTCACCTTTATTAACTGGTCCTGTTACTCTTACTGGAACTCGTCCTTTAAGTGCAACATTTTGACCATCAGCATCTTTATTCATTAAAAATGCTGGACTTTCACTAATAACACCAACTGGTGCCGGTGCAATAAAGCCTAATGCCATGTCTGTATTCTTTGAATCGCATTCTGTTAATTCTTTATCGCCACCAACTACTACTACTGTACCAAATCCGTATTCTTTATCAGTTGTATATTTCTCAGCCAAGTCAGCATATTGTGCCGCTGTAGCTGTTCCTGTAAATACGTTTGCAACTAAGTTACCACTAGCATCTCTAACTGCTACTGTATTAATTGTAGCGGCAATATCAGGGGATCTATCATTAGCCCCTACTCTTAGAGTTGATGCACTTGATGCCAATCCAGTAAACGCTGTTGAATGAATATTAGCAAATTTTGATGTTGTTTTGCCTAACTCAAATGTATCTGTTGTTGGTGGATATAATCCTAATGCATCTATTGTAAGGGGTTCTTTAACAGCACCTGTTACATCATCAACTTTAAATTTAATTACTGTACCAATTTGATTTTGTATTACACCTTCATTATCATTTTCGATGTAAATTTTCATGTCATTGGAATCACCAATGGCAATACCAGCATCTGCAAAAGTTACTAATGACGTAAATGCTCCTGATCCTGAAAGAGCAAAATCTGTGTCTGACTTACCATTTAATTTTAATGAGTTACTTGCAGTTCCCCAATAATAATCTGTTGTACTAGTTACGCCACCTGTTGAATTAATTGTATTACGTAATGTAGTACCTTTCTTAATATTATCAAATCCAGTAATAAGATTAGTTGGATCTGTAGAGTCTATTGTAAATGCTATTGAACTAATAATAAAAATTACTTCATCATTAACTGTAGCGGCAATAACAATTCTGTTTACATTAGTAGTATCACGAACTGCTCTGGTTACCATCTGTGAAACAGTTGTTCCAATACCTTGTGGGCCAATTAAAATATATCCTGTTCCGTTATAAGCATAAAGTTGTTCATTTGCAGAATCCCACCAAAGATCGCCTGTGGCTAACCCTGCTGGTGCTGTTGTGGCAACTTCTGCTCCGCCAGTAGTCCTAAACTTAGAACCATCATAAAATTTTAATTTACTAGCTGTAGCATCATACCAAACTTGTCCAGATATAGCCTTAGGTGGCTCAGCCGCTCCACTAAAACTCTCTAGTAAGTGTAGAAAGTTTTCATTCTGAATTTCACCATATCCAGCATAGTTTTTACCTACTAATTTAATATCAGTAGTTTGGTCGACTGTACCGTCTTCTACGACTACTAACGTTACTCCGCTATATCTATCTATTGTATATGCCATAGTTTTTTAACCCCTGTTAAGTATATTTATCATTTATTACCATAAGCCGCCGCTGGAGCTTACATCTCCATTAAAGACCCAAGTCGTTCCAACAACTATAAACCGCTTTAACCCTCTAGTAATACTTGCTGTAGTTGTTCCTGATGCATCATTAAATGCAATATCTTGTAATACACTTTCGTTCTGTACACCATTTGAATCAACAGATATGAATGATTTATTTGCTACTGATCCAATATCAATACCTGTTACGTTTACCGCGGCATGTGAAACCGTTATAACGTAAGCGAATGATCCAACTTTTTTGTTTCCTGCTGGATAAACATCTTCAATAATCGTGGCTATCTGAGCATTTGTTGGACTATCTGATATATCTAAGTTCATAACAACAGGTTCTTGATTTATCTGATCATCTACATAAAACTTTGTAGCAACTGATGTATTAGTTGTAGGCTCAGCTACTCCTGTAATTTCTTGGTTATTTGTAATATTAATAGCACCCGTACTAGTAATTTGTAATCCGCTACCACTAGTTGAAATAGTAGTACTATCAAGGGTAATATTATCAACACTTAAAGTAGTAAGTGTACCTACTTGCGTTAATCCAGTTGCTGTAGTTACTGATGAATGTAATTCTGTCTTGTCTAGTACTTCTGTACCATCAATGAAATAACCTTTTGTCGCGGCTAAATCTATATTTTCCGAACTTCTCCATGCTTGAGTTGAATTTTGCCATAAAATTTCTTTGTCTATTTGTGATGATTTAAGTACAATACCACCACCATCTACTCCAGCATTATTAAGTACAGTACTATCGCTTGTTATTCCTAATTCAATATTCTTATCTTCTACTCTTAAATTCTGTACTTCAACATTAAATTGAGTACCACCAATTAGAAAGTCACCATCAACTTTCATATCACCGCCTACATGAAGTGCGTATTGTGGATCTGTTTTAAAAACTCCACAATGTTCTTCTGATGTATCAACTACTAAAGCATCTATAAAGCCTGTTGGTTTTCTAACCCTAACTTTCCAATCATGATTAGATAGTTGATTTTCGCTAACAAATGATGTTCCTACTACTTTTAAAATATTATTTTGTGCTAAGCCAATTGTAAGACCGCCGGAATTTTGTACAGTTAATGTACCCGTTGTAGTTGATGCCGTATCTGCAGAAAGAAATTTTTCTGCTGATCTAACATTTCCTAAACTATCTCTTAATGCACTAGCTTGGTCGGCAATGCCTCTAAATCTAAAGTCAGTTAGTGAAACAGGAGTATACCCTGGTTTAATATCACCTGTAATTCCAGCAATAGTATAACCAATTGCCGGTGTAAATTCTGTATTACTCCATACACCTACTGTAGTTCCAGCTATGTTCCATTTTATTACTATTTGACTATTATTAAATGTATCAATGAGCGTAACAACTTCAGGCCCAGTTTTCTTTTGTGCTGTAGTATAAATCGGCCCTGCTAATTCTAGTTGCGAACCATCATAAAAATAAAGTTGGTTATCATCACTGTCAATCCAAAGATCTCCAGCGACCATTCCCGTCGGTGAAGCAGGTTGTACACTTGGTGCTCCGCTAGTTCTAAAACCTACACCGTCATATACTTTTACTCTTTGGGTTGCTGTATCATACCAAAGCTGTCCTATTAAAGGATTGCTAGGTGCTGAAGATTTAGCAAAATTCTCCAACATCTTGATTAAGTTTTCGTTTAAGGACTCGCCAAAGCCTGAATAATTCTTTCCAATTAAAGAAATATCTGTTGTTGTTGTATCTAATTGGCCGTCAACTAAATCAACTAATAAACTTCCATCACTTTTGTTTAATTTATAACTCATTATGCCGCCTCACCTGCATATATGATATAGTTAATAGTCATATATGGATTCATAATATCTAATGCTTGTCCAATAGTTTGTCCTGTTAATACACCACCACTAGTTGGAAAGGCTTGTCCTGCTCCTGTTCCAGTTGGTGCATCATATTGAATTGCTTCTGCATCGTTAGGTGCTCCAGAAACATCTCTAATAGCATAATATTGATCACCACTATTTCCACGTAAATCATGTTCGTGTTCTGGTAAGTTAGTAAGTGTTACAGATTGCTGTTGTTGTCCTGAATGTGTTCCAATGTTATCAGCCGCTGAACTTGTAACTGTATTAGCACTAGTGCCGCCCATGTTATCTGCACCTAACGGCATTCTGCCTCTTAAATCAGGTAAACAAAAATATCCACCTGTAACTAGTGTTTGATCTTTAAAGTTATATCCTATTGCATCATATAAATTCTGATAAACTCCAATTAATACTTCTCGCCCATCACAAATTAACCAATTAGCTGGCGGTAATAATCCACCGTATGGAGCGAGCATTCCAATAGGTATAGTTGGAATAGCTGAAAACAAAATATTCCTATTAACTTTAAATACGCCAGTATCTCCACTTACTCTATTAATTAAAAATTCATCATCAGCTTGAGTTGTAGAAGAATCTGTTTTATTAGCAATAAAAGTATTTGCAATTGACGTTGTAAACGTTTTAGTACTTTCGTCTTGTCCATCAAATGTAAATGATGTTGCTGAAACATCTCCAGTCATTTGGAATGTTGTTGGACTTGCTAACTTATCTGCAGATCCTGAACGACCACTAACTGTACCTGTAACATTTCCTGTTAAGTTACCATGGAATGTTTGTGAATAAACATTTAACCATTGTTCATTAGTTGTTCCTAAATTACGTGCATTTGTTACATTTGGTACAATATTCTGTGTTGTAAGTAATCCTGCAACATTTGTATCACCACCAACAAATAATTTTTTAGCTATTCCTACGCCACCTTTAGTTGTAATACTACCTGTACTAATAGTTGACGACTCTGTTGTGCCTTCAACTAATAAATTACTATCAGTTTGAATATTACCTATAACATCTAATGCTTGATCTGGCGATAAATTATTAATTCCTACTCTAGCTTGTGAATCAACTCTAATAACTGTTTTAATTGTACCAGCATCATTAACTCTTACATCAATATTAGATCCTGATGTTTGGTGAGCAATAATACCTGCTTGGCCTTCAACGCCAATTGACATAGCACTATCGGCTCCAACAATAACACCATTATTATTTTTAATTTTAAGTGCAAATAAACTTGTACTTGTTATATCATTTCTTAAAAAGCTAGAAGCAGGTACGTTAGTACCAGCAATAATTAAATTTTCTGCCTTTTCTGCTACTCCATAATATTTTCCTGCACCGTCGCCTGTAATATCTGCTGTACTTAAATTATAACCTGGATTAATAGTAGTAAATCCAGAAATAACAATCTTAGGTACAAATGTATCTGTAGCAATAATTGCCACCGTTTTTGCTTTAACTTCTACTTGTAAAATTGTATAAGAAACATTATCAGTTCCTGTAATGACTGATGGTTTAATACCTGTTGCTAATCCATCACTAAATGTTGGACCTACTAAAATCCATCCTGAACCTGTATAAAGATAAAGTTGTTGATTATCTGTATCAACCCAAAGGTCGCCTATAACTGATTGGTTTGCGGCAGGTTCATTAGTTGCTTTTTTTAATCCACTTGCAGATATCCAATTTGTACCATCATAAATTTTTAATTGATCAACACCTACTGTAGTATCATACCACAACTGGCCTTCAACTGGATTTCTTGGGGAAGTATTAAAAGCAAAGTTTTCTAATAAATGCAAAAAATTATCTGCAATAGCAGTACCATATGCTGTAGTATTACGTCCTGGGATATCTAAACTTGTAACCTGATTAATAGTATTATCTTCAACTGTAATAGTACCTTTATTAGCTAGGTCTGTATGTGATACTGTATATGCCATTTTCTATTTACGCCTCATTAAAGCCAGTTAGACTTTGTACCCTTACGGTATAATCAATTTGAATTAATCTATTTAAACTCTTTTGTACAGGGTGGAAAATTACATGTGTTAGTAATCGTCCTGTACCAGATTTTGCATAACTAACAAGTCCAAGCTCGTCAAATACATATAAACTCTCGGCACCTGTTGCATTATCAATTGCATCTTGTCCGCTAGGTTCGCCATAGTCTAGCAAACAAGTTGCTAAAATATCTGTATAGTTTGTACCACTAACGTGCCGTGTTTCTAGCGTATTCCTAGTAGGATCCGTATTATTAATTGAATTATCGTCAATTACTTTAGTATACGTTTGGTTGTATAAACTAGCATTTGTACCTGTTGAATTTGGTGACAAATATGTAATAATACCTGTAGGATCAACAGATGTTCCGCCGTTGCCAAATACCATGCTACTAACAAAGCCTTGGCCCTGATTTGCTAAACTTTCAGCTAATGCAATACTCATATTCTCATAATGGATTGCATTACGTTTATCCACAAGTATTTCGCCCGTTTCCGGATTGTGTATTTTGATGTGTCCTTGTAAAAGCACACCGTTTTGTTCTTTAATATTGTCTATCATATTTTATATCCTACTAGTGTATTTATTTAGGTAACGTAACCTCTTGACTTCTTAAGAAACGTGCTATGTTATTTTCCTGCCTATGTAAAGGAATTCCTGATTCAGTCCAGGTTCTTCCTATCCTTCTTATCACTACAATTTTGCTATTAATAGCCGGTGTATCTAATAATGTTACTGTAGAAGTTGTACCATCTACACTAAATTCAGCTGGTAATGTAATATCACCCTCTGGACTATCTAAATCACTAGTTACATCAAATGAACTAATAGCTGTTTTACGCAATCTTTTTCCTGCTACAAAAATTTCAAAATCATTAACAGACTTTGGAATAAAATCAACTGTAATACCTTTTGTTGACCCGTCCGCATCAAATACTTGCGTTAACGTTTCATCTTTGTATGGCATTGTTTGCATTAAAGACTGATCAAATACGTCTGATCCTGCCTTGTGTAACTCTGCAATACCTGTACCTAACGTGCCTCTACGTAACTGCCTTATTGCTCCATTTTCTTTCAAATAATACTCAATACGCTCGCCATTTATAAACAGTATACCAGGAATGCCTTTGTCTTTATTTGGAGCTGGCAAACTCTCGTAATTTGTTACAAAAATCTTACTATCTGACCAATTTAAGTCTTCTGCTAATGTGTATTTATTATTATCTCCAAGACGTTTATAATGGGTTCTATTAAGCATATCTTTAAAGATTCTAAACCCAAATTTTGGAACAATAACGTTATTTGTAAAGTGAATTACCTCTATCTTATCGTTAGGATTAATATCAACTACAATTCTAATATGCTTCTTATCATCAGTAACATAGTACTCAATACTAGGAGTTAATAATACTTTATTCAATGTAACCCATACATATTCAGCATCAAAGGCTTCTTCACGTAATCTAATAATGCCTTTAGTTAACTGATGATATTCTACATAGGAGTCTGTTCCTAGTGTAACTGCATTTCTTGCCACAATATCAAATGATTCTCTTTCAATCTTTCTAACATCATGCTTACTAAATTGATAGATTGTTAGTAGATCACCATTAGCCGGAGCAGTATCTAAATAAACTTCATTTGGTGTTTTAACAAATAAACTTGTTTCACTATCAAAGTAACCCATTTGATAATCACCGCTATCAATTACAAAAATTTCTAACTTATCTCCGATTTTTCCGGTATTTTCAAATAAGACAACTGATCCGTTAAACGAATCCCATCGGTATGTAGTACCTTGAGCTAATTCAACTCCATTTAAAAATGCTTTAACATTTTCAGCACTAACTGTAGCTGTTGAAATTTGCCATTGACGTAATTGATATTCGCGTTGTGATACTACTGTATATTGTTCATTGTATCCTGCATTTAAAATTTGATTTCCAAGTTTAACTACAATATTTTGGCTAGTTGGCTCACTAGTAAATGGTACCTGAGCTAACTCAAATTTCTTATTAATAGCATTACCAGTAAAACTATCTGTTGTCATTTGACTAAATGTTTTTGTAGTACTATCATAAATTACATATTCAACTATAGCGCCATTATTTGGAACTGTTCCTAATTTAAAAACAACTCTACCTTCATGCTCATATGTACTATCAGTTTCTGCAAGAGTACTAACTATTACTTCACCATCTACTGTTAATGTATATGACAATCCGGGTTTATATAAAACCGATGTTACAAATTGTGATGTTGAACCATCACCAATAAATCTATCAAAGTCTATAATTTTCTCACCATTGTTTGACATTGTTGAAATATGTACTGGTGAACCATCTCCTGGTGTAGTAGTAATATTAATTTTTTTAGTTTGATAATTTACAGTATATTGTGTAGTATCTAGAATTGTTCCATCTACTTTAACAAATATATCTTGTTGACTTGCTGGCAACTTAGTAACAGGAAAATCAGTAGTTACTGCATCGCCAGTATAATTATGACTACTAATAATACTTGAACCATCTGATGTTCTATCAAAAACTTTAAAATCAACTGTATCAAGAATTTGTCCTGGAACTAGTTCTTCCGGTCCTTTTGAAGTTAACTCTGTAACAAATCCATCACCGTCTACAACAATTTCTTCTGATAAAATTCCTTTAGCTGATGTATATGCTAAATCGCCACCTTGTAATAATGTATCGTAGGCATCTGGATCAGGAATAAAACTACCGTCACTAGTTGACTTTCTAAAAATAATTGTGTCACCGTCTACAGTTGGTATTAATTCTTCGTTTATTGTTATTGTTGTTGCAATACCATCACCTACAATTGATGCCATTACTGCATTTGGGTTGCCTGTTACACCAATACTGCTTCCGTCCCATTGTGGATCGTCTACTCTAACACCATTTTTATAAACATTATAAGTTACACCATCTTCTAAAGGATTAGCAAGTGTAAACACATTTGTACTACCGTCTAATTGAAAAACTTCATCTTCATATGTATTATCATAAGTGTCCCAAGTTGATGTATAATAAGGCTCTGAACTCCATCCTGATCCGCCACTAAAGCTAAAACTTTTAACTTCTACACCACCATAATCAATTCCATCTACAAGTTGTGCTATGTCATTTCCTAACATACCTGATGTTGGTGCATAAAACAAGTTAATACGGTCTTGTGCATGAAGCATGTCAATTGCTTTACTATATTGTACTACAATTGTGGCATTGTTAACTGGCGGTTCAGTAAATGTTATACGTCCTTTATAACGTGTATATGTTTTAGTTGTATCTATAATATTAGCAAATGTATATTCACTTGTTAATGATTCAATACTATTAACTGTGACAGTAATTTGACTAGGCCTTAAATCCATTGGCCATGTTAAGTTAAAGTTAATTTCACTTGCATTACCTGTAAAGGTTTCGCTTTGAGTTAATGTTGTAATTAAGAATGTTCCTGAAACTCTATCATACTTTGATATAATATGATTGCTTCGTACTTTACCATTACCTAGTTTAGCATTAACAATTGCCGCAGTACTGCCTTCAGACTGTGTTCCTTCTATAGTAACTGTTGGTGCTGACAAATATCCTGTGCCAACATTTGTCATTTTAATCCAAGTTATCGCCCCGCCGGCACCAATATATGCTTGTGCTTTTGCTCCAGTGCCACCTCCGCCGGATAAAGTAACTACTGGTACTTCAAGATATCCAGTACCTCCATTTTTAATTAAAAGTGCAGTAACTTCGTATCCAATATTATCCGCCCAATATTTGTTTGGATATACTGCTAATCCTGGATCTACACCAACTAATGCATTATCTGTTACTCTTAAAGTAGACGGAACAATTCTACCATCTTCTTGAGTATAAGCTGGTGGTAAATCAAAATCAGTAATTGCAGAATTTGTAGGATTCAGTTTTGTATACGAACTTAAATATTCCCTAACCTTAGTTTTATATGGTTTTGCTTCATTAATAAAATCTTGGTAACTAGAAAGATTATCATTTTGAAAATTAATTTTCTGCGATAAATCACCAATATTATGTTTGGCTTTTAAAAAGCTAGACTTAAATGCCCAATCAACATATAATTGTTCGCTGAATGCATAGCGTAAACTTGCAAAAAATAATTTGTTATATTCTATTGCAAGATCATCTATAAAAATATCATCACGTAATGCTTCTAATAAAATTCTAAACTCTTGAACTGGCTGATTATCATAATCACTTGTATCATAACTTAAACTATCATAACCTATATACCAACCTTGATAATTATACAAACTTGTAGCAAATTGAATTGTGCCATTTTCCCTACCAATTGTTGTATAGTTTGTAGTATAATCAACTGCTACTGCATTACTAGTTTTTCTTAATAATAACCAACCTCCAGAACCAACTGTTTTAATTTTAATAATATCACCAATTCTATCATCTAATGCTGTTAACTGGTAACTTTCATCTATTAAATGAGTAAAATCAGTTGCCCAACTATAACCTTCTGCATACCAATCTTTATAATTCCAGTATTTTGTTACATCATAACTTTGACTTGATGTACGATTCCATAATAAAGTAGAAGTATCATATGCAAAAATTGACCACTTATTCTCAACTGTTTCGTCAGCTTTAACTAACGCACTAAACTTTCTAACACTAATTTTTGCGGTAGACGGATAATCTTTACCTGCATACTTAATAATTGCCGAATCTATTTTTCCTAAATTATCAATAGTTAAGGTAATGTCAGCACCAGTACCAGGCCCAGACATTAAAAACTCATAACTTGGTGGTACCTTGTATCCTCTCCCTGGGTCGGTAATTGTAACATTAACTAGTCCACCATTTTCCCAAGTTGGCGTTAATACTGCTTGTTTTACTTTAGCTGTTCCAACAAATCTTAGTTCTTCATACGTATCTACTGTTGCATCAAATAGTCCAGAGTTGCTAGTTGGTAAGGCTTCTAATAATTGTAACTTACTAAGATCAAACTCGTCAACAATTATATATTTTGCAAGTGTTGTATTAACACGTTCAATAAATTGTTTAACTGCCTCTAACCTATTAACAAACATTGTTTGTCTAGGAGTATTTAAAATTCCGTATTTTTCTTTAACACTTAAAGTATCATCAGGAACTAATCTAAAGTTCGGATCCCAACCAATTAAACTATCAAACCATTTATTTTCTAACTCTTTCTTAGGTTTACTTGTCGCTAATCCATCACTTATTAATTGATATTCATTATGAATATTTGTCGGATTGTCAATAGTCCAATAACGGAAGTTAATTGCTGAAGAATCTCCTGATACTAAATTTAAACAATTATATAGAGCAAATCTATTATTTGAAAACGGTGCAATATATTGATATCCTTGTGATTGCGGATCTTCAATTAATTGTGCTACATCAAAAGCACTAGTTTTTCTAAATTCTTTCGCTGGAATAAATTTTCTATTTTTAACCCAATAATAATATTTGTTACTAAACGATTGACCAACTTTATCAAATACTTGTGCTACTACTAAAGTATTATCGTCATACTTGGGTGTTCCACTAATACCTTTTGCTAAACCTTCTTCTGTGTCAGCTTCTTCTAACCATTGCGAAGGTTTAATGGTTGTTTCAATCCATTCATAAATATCAATTGATGCTCCTGTAAACAATCTATTCCAATTAGCTGTTTGATAAATTATATTACCTTGGTATGGATTATGATATTTTACTGTACTTAAATCCCACCACAGTTTTCCAACATATTCATCACCCCAAAAATTGCCTTCATCAACAACTGCTGGACTTACTCCTTTAGTATAAATTGCTGGATCATAAAATGTTTTAAAAGAAAGTTCTTCTTCGGCAGTACCTGCAATCTTTCCTTGAATAGGATCAATATAATCTATTTGCTTGGTTAATTTTTGTGTCTCTGTATTGTATATAAAAATACCTTTATATTTTGTTATATCAACTTGATCAATTGGGGTACGTAATGTAGTCCAAGATAGTTTATTTCTATCACGTTTAAAATCAAGTATTGTTCCCATATTATTATTAGTTGGTGTTACTGTTAATTCAGGCATAGAAACATATACATGATTATTCTTAAACAATACATTATCACCAAACCTACGTGTTGTTGGGTTATCGTAAACAAATCGTTCACTATAGATTAATGTATCATTAAATCTTTGGAACATAAGTACCTGCCCACTATCTTCATTTTTATTCTTAAATTGTGTAAGATTATTATCAAGTGTTGTAGCAACTGTAGTATTAGCATCAAATGTTGTAGTTGCAATAAGGTCACCGCCTTTTGCTGTTACAACTAAATTATTATTATCAAAGTCTAAGCTGGCTCCGAATCTTTCTGCTACATCAGATTCTGGACTATAAAGTGTTTGAAGTAATGTATATTCGCCGCCAACTTGTTTATAAATGTAAACTACTCCATTATCATTTTCAACAGTATCATCTAACGGGCATCCAATAGCAAGTAATGATCCGTCATCTGATATTGCTATTGACGTAGCAAATCCGATATTTGCAGTTGGTGTTTGTATTGCCTGGCTAAATTCATAATGTCCATTAACATCTCTATAAATTATTACCTCTGTAGTTGAGCCTGTAAATTTCGCTACAACTCCTAATATATCACCTGTTTTATTTGTTGTAAATGGTTGAGCAAAGTTAGTTAACAATGTACGATCAATAACTGTTTCACTATCAACCCCTAAGCCAGTATCATTAGGAATATAACCTACATAATCTATATGACTTGACAACAATGTCCACAATGTACTATTCCACGCACCTGCAGATAAATTAGTTCTACTTTGATAAAATAAGCCAGCATATAAAACTATATCATTTTCATAGTATATTTGTGAATCACTAAAAGTACCTTTATAATTTTTATCTTTACCTAAAGCAAAAGTAAATGTATTACCATCTGCATCTGTTCCATGATTAATAAAATATACTCTACCAGCATTGCCTATACTATTAATATCATTTGTACTAATATAAAGACGATGATACTTGTCTTTAGTAGCAAATGATATTTGCTTGCCAAGATATTTGTTAGACCCTCTGTCAGGAACTATGTATCCATACTGGAATGAATATTGCCCATCACGGGTTCTATTATATGTACAATACATTCCTTCGTTAGTATATGCTCCTGGTGTTCCTGCAGAATGAGTGGGAATATTATAAAACTGTTTCCAGTCTTTATTTAACGGGTGTGGATAATTCGGTGTACGTGCAATACCTGTTACTGTGCTACTGGAATAAAAATGAACTTCTAATTCATTTTGAAACGTTGACGCAGTAACTGGAAATTGCGTCGAATCGTCATTTTTAACAACAACCATTTTACCTGTCGTCGCACTATCCATATCTGCATGATCTAATCTCCCTGATAGTCTATTAACCCCTGCACTAATTCTGTCTTTAATACTAATCGTGCTAGTGGCTCCATTGTTAACTCCAAAACTAAAAGTACCTACTCTATTCTTAACATATAATCTTGCTGTTAATAATTGTTCTTGTATGTATACAACCTCAGCTGTAGCACCTGTATTATCATCAACAATTATTTCTCCTTCTAGAGGAATATAAGCATTACCACTTAAATCAAAATTTGTAAATGTAACATCAATAAATCCACTCCATATATCAAAAATTTGATGTGATGAATCATTTAGGTATGTAAATGTTAATCCTAATGATGCTGGATCAAAAACTGAAATTGGATCTACTCCGCCTTTAATAGTATTAACTCTTATATTAAATGTGTCACCATTATTTGCAGTATCAGTAAATAATTTAGGAGATCGTAAAAACCACAATTCACTTAAATTTGGAAGACCATTTTTATCATAATAACTTAGATGTCCTAAGCGGCCGCCTTTTGTAGGATCTGAAATTTGATTTAATGCATATACTTCATCCATTGTATTACTAAACGGAACTGGTGATCTTGATTCAGCTTGTGTAATATAATCTTGCATTATAAGATTTGGTATTGTAATGTCTTGAGCTGATGCAAGTAAAGAAGTAGTAAATGCTGGCAATCCGTCAATCTTCCACCAGCCCCCAAATGTACCACTAGCATCAGTTGGATTAATTAATGTATATGTACCACAACTATTTGCATTTAAGAAAATTGTATCAGACGTATCAAATTGTCCGCTAACATTTTCCATATAAATGATTGCTTTATTAGTATCACTAATACGAATATATGATACCTCACCAAGTGCTGACGAAGATGAAAGTGAATCGCCAACTACTGGAATTCTTATTAAGTTATCAACATACAATATTTGATCAATCTTTGACGTAATTGTTTTAGATCCTTCAACTGCTGATACTCCAGGACCTGTTGAACCCCATGGTAAAACTCCACTTGGATAATTTTGTGAATACTGATTCCAGTTAAGTTGTATTGTATCGCCAGCCGCAGAGCCGGCAAATTGTGTAATAGGTGCTCTAACTAAAATGTGTGTTGTAGAAACCTCTAAATTATAGTCACCTCGTATTGCATATACTATTGGAGGATACGAATTTGTTCCTGTATTATAATTTGCATCATGAAGAACTGCTGTTGAATAAAAACTAGGAAAAGTTAACGCTCCTGTTGATCCTGTAATTGGATATTGAGCTTCCCAATATGTTTCAAGATGTGATACAACATCTGTTGTTACATATGATGTTCCAATATTAAAAGCACCTTTAAATTTAGTTTTTACATTACTAGCATTTGGAGCCCCAATAACTAGATAATCTCCGTCATCAGTTAATGCAAGACTTGATCCAAAATTTCCTGTTCCGCTATATAAGTCTGTTGGAGCAAGTATTTCTTGAGATAGATTATAATTTACATTATCAGATGCTCTTAAGTAAACATATACTTTCTCTTTTGTTTCTGCCGCAACAACTAAAATAGTATTCCTGTCATTTGATGCAATAACTTTGCCAAACCCATCGCCGGGATAATCTGCTGTTTCTGGATTTGATAGTATTTGGTGTGAGCTATAAACTGGAGTATTTTGTAATACTATCCAACGAGATGAATCATCATCGTCAACCCAAATTAGTTCTCCTGCCTTTAATTCAGTATTAAGAACTTTAGAATTTGCTTCTGTTAAATTAGTTACTCTTGATGAAGTAAACTGTGTAATAAATCCGTTTGCTGTTTCCACATCTGCTGTAGTGCCGTTTTGATAACAAATTAAATTATCTAATGATACTTCTTTAACTTTAAAGAATTTTTCTGCACCTGTAACATCTAATACACCTATAATTTCATTTACGGTATATCTAGCTTGAGTATTAAGTTTAAAAGTTGTTGTGCCAGCATCATCATCTGAAGTTACAACTAATACTCTGTCTGTAGTACTAACATACTTAACAACATCCCATGTTACACCACGTAGTCCTACCCATATATAATCACCAACATTTAAATCTGTAATAGATTGAGATAAAATATCATCATAAGTAGCAACTGTTAATTTAACATCTGCTTCATTAACAAATCCTGCTGTAGGAATATAATCTTCTACTCTATATTTTGTTGGAAAAGGTTTGTGTGTATAGTTGTTAGGTTTAAGATAAACTTCAAACGGTCTTTGTCTATAAATTAAATCAGTTTCTGCTCCTGAAACCGTATCTACTAACTCAAGTGGTTGTGGACTTAATTTAAATTTTGCTTCATCTAACTTAAATTCAATTTCATCAAAGCCGTCTGAAGATCCGTATTGGCCTAATTTAACTGCCCACTCTTCATAAAATTCAATACTATCTTTATCAGAACTACTTAATGCATCAAATAATTTTGTTAAACTATTCTTTGTACCTTTATCTTGGATAAACCCTTGATAAAATTTATATTGACTAACATCGTCATTTATAATATTACTAAGATACTTTCTCTTTTGATATCCAATTAAATGTTGTGCTATTCTTTGTTGATTTGTATCAAAGTTATCGGTATCTAAATCATAATAGTCTTTAAATTGTTTCGCTTTATAATCTAGATTAGGCATTAGTTCTGATGTTGGTTTTTCATCTAATCTTACCCAGCTTTCTGCTTCAAAACTTTCTGTTCCTGGAATATGTATTCTAGCAACATAATAAAATTCTTTATATTGTACTGTATCACCAATATCATAATCTTGGTAGGATTGCCATTCAGTACAAATAGCATTATCAAAAACAAATCCTGGAATATTTAATGTGCCATTCCAGTCATCTGTTCTATAACCTAGAACTTTAATTCTTTCTTGCCTATATCCTGGTTCTAAATCGTAAATAATATCACTAAAAACTGTATAGTTGTCTATTAAAACAATATGCTCTTTTTGTAATAACGGTAGTTGTACAAAATACACACCGTCAGCACCATTAGTTGTTAGCTGGAACTCATTATCATTGTTTCTATAAACATTAACAGACTCAGGTAATAATTTTCGACCATCTGCTTTTAAAAGTGAATAGTCATAAAAGTTACCAAATATATTATCTGAAGCATAAAGATCTCTTTTAAATTTTAATTTATTTGCGCCAGGACTTAATGTTATAATACTACTAGCATTCCAGTTTTGTGTAGCCCAAAATAAAAATTCTTTACTACTTAACTGCCAATTTTCAACAGCATTAATATCTCTATTAAAATAATTAAAATCAAATCCTTGTGCAATGAGATAATTCTCATAACCTAATAAAAAGTCAACTACTTCTTGAACTGATCTATATAAATGTCCATATGATAATTCTGCTGTAACTGTAGTATCAAATTCACTTCTAAAGATTGCTGATTTACCACCAGTAATAGGAAGTTCAACTAATTTAGCAAAGCTATCGCTACTAAAAGTATCATCACTAAAGTGTTGTGTCTTAACTCTATAAAATTCATTATTAAATGATACTGTTTGTCCTTGTATGTATGTTTGTCCAGCTTTCCATACAACAAAACTATCACTAACTCCACCGATTATTTCAACTCGGTCACCTTGTCTTTCAAAATGCTTATAATATTTAAAATAAGGATTATTTTTATTATACCCTTTTACAATAAATCCTGCCGGTTGTTTCTCAATAATAACACCACTATAACTTACAAGATCAACAACTGAACTTGTATTTAAAAATATTTTATAGTTTTCATCAGGAATAAAAACATTCCCTTCATTATAAGGAGTTCTACTATCTAGAATTAATTTAAATTTAGATTTTTCTGTAAATCCTGCAACTTTAAATCCTAATTGATTTCTTACAGCTTTTAAATGTTTCTTATAAGTTGTGTAAGATGTTAAAGTACGTGATCCAATATAATTAGCAATATAATTAACAATACCTGATGTACTAACTCTAGATGTATCAGCGTGTGTACTTGGGAAAATTAAATCTTCTAGTCTAATTCTTTTAGACGTTTCGCTATACACAAGTTCTTTAGCTGAGTTTCTTATAATTCTTGATCTATCAAACCCTAATCCCATAACCTTAGTCGGTTGATTAAGAATCCAGCTTAATAAAAATGCAAATGGATATTCACTACTTCTACGCCATGCTGTTTCAGTTGGTGCTTCATCACCAAAATCAAAAGGAGCTTGTGTTAAGGTAAGAATATAATTTTTAGCAAAATTACTATCTAATGGACTTAGTAACTTACCTTCACCGTCAACTGGTATGTGTTTTGTAATATCTTTTCTAGCATACGCTGTAAGATATTGTAATGATTTACCTGGTTCTCTAATTACTCCGTCTTCAACATCCTGCCATAAAATTTTATTTTCACTAGTATATGGTGCTGGTCCATATACAGTTGTCCACCATGTAGGACATAAAGAATATCCTAACATTTCCCACGGATGTGAATGTGGGCGATCAGTATCATACGCTTCTTTATAAATTGCTCTCCAGTATCCTG